GATGCGAAAATCAGCACAGCAAACTCCCGCGTTGTTTTCACCTTCACGGACCAGCTTGCGCTCGGTGAAACGATCTCCTCCGGGACCACTACAGCAGCTGTGTATTCTGGAACAGACAGCTCGCCCTCGAGCCTTATCTCGGGCAGTGGGACCGTTTCCGGGGGGCAAGTCACGCAAACGCTGACTGGTGGAACAGTTGGCGTGACTTATCTGATTACTTGTACTGCAGCGACCAGTTTATCTAGAACAATCAAACAAGATGGATATCTCACTGTGAAAGCTGGCGGCACATGAGCGTGAAACTCACAGCTGATCTGATTGAATCCTTCGGCGGGACCTTCATCTCGCCGAAATTCGATCAGCTGTGTCCTACGCCGCCGTTTCACCGTGAGGCCTGGGCGCTTTATGCATCGGACACGCCGGCAGTACTGGTTGTCGCTCCTCGAGATCATGCGAAGTCATCGGCCTTGTCGATGGTTTATATTCTGGCCGAGGTTCTTTTCCGTAACAGCGACTATGTGATTCTCGTAGGCTCGACGGAAGACGGCGCAGCTGAGCAACTCGGCAATATCGCCGAAGAACTGGCGGAAAACGAGGACCTGATTCGGGAATTTGGGATTAAAAAGTTCCTCCGGACCGCCACTACCGACATTATCGTGGAGATGAACGACGGGTATAAGTTCCGCATTCTTGCTCGTGGCGCAGAACAACGCATCCGTGGCCGGCTTTGGAAGGGAAAGCGCCCGAATCTTCTCGTCTGCGACGATATGGAAGATGACGAGCAGGTTCAGAACAAGGAACGTCGGGTTAAGTTCCGTATCTGGTTCTTCCGCGCGGCGAAGCAGGCGCTGAGCAAGTCTGGGCGAATCAGAGTCCACGGGACAATCCTGCATGAGGACTCACTGCTGGCCCGGCTACGTAAGAATCGCACGTGGAAGAATCTTTTCTACTCCGCGCACAAGAGTTTCGATGATTTCTCTTGTCTGCTGTGGCCAGAGCGTTGGACTGAGGCCCATTTGCGTGCTCGCCGTCAGGAATTCATCGAAGATGGCGATGCCGCCGGTTACTCGCAGGAGTTCTTGAATGATCCCCGCGACAGTATGGCAGCGTTCCTGCGCAAAGATGATTTCATCGCGATGAAGGAAGAAGACTTTGAGCGGGATAAAACGATCAACATGGGCTGGGATTTCGCAGTTAGCAAGGCGGATCTGGCCAATCGGACTAGTTGCACCATCGGCGGCAAGGACTCAGACAACGTATTGCACTACCTTGATTTTCGTGTAGGGCGGTGGAATCCCAGCGTCTCCCCGGCTGAACGGGACGCTGGAGAGATCGGCTGGATCGATCTGATGTTTGAGGTTGATGAACGCTGGAATCCAGGCACCCATTTCGTTGAAGGGGGCGTGATCTGGCAAGCAGTGAAGAATATTGTCTATCAGGAGATGCAGGTTCGGGACCGGTTTCTGAATCTCGAGGTACTGAACCCAATCAAGGACAAAGCTACGCGCGGATTGAGTTTAAAGAAGCGCCATCGTGCTGGCATGACGCGCTGGAATACAAAGGCGGAGGGTTACGAAGGTGCGAAGGAAGAGTTGCTGTCTTTTACTGGCAGTGCTAATGCGCGTCTCGACGACCAGTTTGATTCCGCCGTCACCCTTTCAATCGGCTTCGACTTGATGCCTCAGGTAGAGGAAGAAGACTTCTTCGACGAGGAGGAAATCGAGATGGAAAAGGGTTTCTGGAATCGTCCGAAGCACGGATCAGATGGCAGGTCCATTGTAACAGGGTACTGAGATGCTGAAACTTGCCCATCCGATTACCCTGAACGCAAAGGCGATCTCGTCGCCAAATCTTTGTAACTTGTTCGACGCAGACGATTTGAAGAAGATCGGGTATGAGTGCTGGGAAGGGTATGATCGCGACGAACAATCCCGCGCTACTTGGCTGAAGCGGAATGAAGTCGGGATGGACCTGGCGCTTCAGATTCAGAAGGACAAGTCTTTCCCTTGGGCAGGTTGCGCGAATGTAGCTTTCCCGCTGGTCACTATTGCCGCGATGCAGTTTCACGCGCGCGCGTATCCTGCGATAGTGAATGGGACAGATATTGTCAAGTGTACTGTCTTCGGGCCGGACCAAGATGGTCAGCGGCAAGCTCGCGCAGATCGCGTGTCTACACATATGAGCTGGCAGTTGCTGTATGAAGACAGTGCCTGGGAGGATCAAGAAGATAAGGCGATTCTGAATCTCAGTATCGTCGGAACGAATTTCAAGAAGAGTTACTACTCTTCCTCCCTTCGCCACAACGTGAGCGAGTTGGTCCTGGCGAAGGATCTGGTCCTGGATTACTGGACGAAGTCTGTCGAGACCTGCCCGCGAAAGACTCATCGGATTCCCCTGTTCCGTAACGAGGTTCACGAGAAAGTTATGCGCGGACTTTTCTGCGACATTCTCGAAGAGCCCTGGTATCAGAACAGCCCTTCTCCTCGCGTCACAGCTACTCAGCAAGCCCAAGACAATCGGCAAGGCATAACCGCTCCGTCGCCAGATAGCACTACCTCCCTGCTCTTTCTAGAGCAACATTGCAATCTAGACCTGGATGACGACGGTTATGCCGAGCCCTATATTATCACGTTCGAAGCGACCTCGAAGACAGTTGTTAGGATCGTGACTCGCTTTGACCGGGAGAGTGACATTGAACGAGTTGCCGGCGGACCGCGGAAGGGCCAGATCATTCGCATCCAGGCAATGGAATACTTCACCAAGAAAGACTTTATCCCTTCTCCTGACGGAGGTATCTATGGCATTGGTTTCGGCGTCTTCCTTGGTCCGCTTAACGAAGCGGTTAACTCGCTGGTCAATATGCTTCTTGACGCGGGCACAATGCAGACGACCGCTGGGGGATTTCTGGGTCGAGGCGCCAAGATTCGTGGCGGTACTTATACTGTCGCGCCCTTTGAATGGAAGCGAGTTGACTCTACAGGTGATGATCTACGTAAGTCCATCTTTCCCCTTCCTGTCAATGCGCCGTCGGATGTGCTATTTCAATTGCTGAGCCTGCTGATTAACTACACTTCGCGGGTCAGTGGAACTACAGATATTTCCGTTGGCGAGAATCCCGGCCAAAACACTCCCGCCAGTTCGATGCAGACGATGGTGGAGATGGGGCAGAAGATCTATACAGCGATATTCAAGCGGATCTGGCGTTCGAGCAAAGAAGAGTTTGCGAAGCTGTATAAGTTGAACGGACTCTTCATGCCGCTTGATGTGCCGCATGTAGGCGGGGCTACGCGTGCGGACTATCAAGGAAGCGCGGATCAAATCTCCCCGGTCGCCGATCCGAACGTGACGAGTGACTCGATGCGGTTGCAGTTGGCGCTGACGCTGAAGCAAGCGGCGGCCTCGACTCCGGGCTATAACAAGGACCTGGTCGAAACGCGATTCCTTAAGGCACTGCGTGTTGAAGGCATTCCTGCGATATTTCCAGGTACGCAAGGCCAGCCGCCGGCGAAGGATCCGAAACTGGTCATCGAAGAGACGAAGATTCAGGGCCGACTGGCTGAGCAGGACAAGGCGTTGCGACTTGAGATGCAAAAGTTCGTCATCACGCTTCAAGAAGAGCAGCGTCTCAACAACGCGAAGATCTTGGAGCTTCAAGCGAAGGCCCAGAATGAAGCAGCTAACGCGCAAACAGAAGTTGCATATGCTCAAGTGGCAATTATTAACGCCGAGATTTCAAGGGTTAAGGCTGAAAACGAACACATCAATACTCGGATCGAGCATCTCTTGTCTGCTGCAAAAATTCAGTCAGATCATCAGATCGGTATCCAAGGGCTGGCGACAGCACAGTCTGAGAAGAAGGCAGTGAAATGAGAGCAGTTACTGAGTCTGAATTTGACGAATGGAAATCACATCCTGTGACGCAGGCTGTGATGGAAGTCCTTGCCAAGAAGCGGGAGCAGCTTCGACAAAATTGGGAAGGCGGGGCGTTCACTGATTGGGAGAGCCAAGCAATGGCACTCACTAATGTGGGCAATATTGGTACTTGCAAGGGGTATGCCTATGTGCAAGACTTTGACTATGTTACATACCTAGGAGAGATTGATGACGATAATTAATACATCAGGATTGGAGCCTCGAGGGGTTGCAGTGCTGATTCGGTTGTATGAACCAGAGCGGAAGGGGGCGCAGATTATTCTTCCTGATGCAGTGCAGGGCCGGATGAGCATGGTGGATAACCGTGCTGAAGTTATTGCTGTTGGCCCGAGTGCTTGGCATGATGAGCCGAGTCCGCGCGCTGCGGTGGGCGAGAAAGTTTTAGTGACTAAATTTGCAGGTTTTATGGCAAAGGGTCCAAAGGATGGGCAAATGTACAGATTGGTTAATGACCGGGATCTGTTTTGCGCTATAACTGATGAAGGTGGGCCAGATGAAAACCTGTAGCCGCTGTCAACTTGAGTTATCCGAGGATCTGTTTTATGCTAGTAATCGCTGGACCTGTATTGGCTGCGTAAAAGCGCGTGCGAGCTTGCGCTATAAAGCCGATCCAGAGGCCCGTAAAGCTGAAATGAAGGCGTATGCTGCTACGCATCCAGAACAAATTACTGCGATAAAGCAAGCTTGGCGTGATCGGAATAATACGGCTGTTGTTGAGTACGCACGGTATCGTAGAGCTATATTTCCAGCAGCGGTGGCAGAGGCGCAAGAAAAGTACCGAAAAGCTAATATGGATGTTTACCGGGCAGCTGCGGCTAAACGGCGCGCTTCTTTGCTGAAGGCTACGCCTGCTTGGGCAAACTTCTCGGTGATTAATTTGTATTACGAGTTTGCAGAGTTGCTGACTGAAGTGACAGGCATTGAACACGAAGTAGATCATGTGGTACCTTTGCAAGGCAAAAGTGTTTCAGGACTGCACATAGAAACTAATTTATGTGTGATTACAAAGCATGATAATCGAGTAAAGTCAAACTCGTTTGAGGAGGTTGAAAATGGTTGATCAAGAAACCACTGTCGTCGAATCGGCGGCAGCGCCGGAAGTCCAGAAGCAAGCGGAGGCGATGGGCTGGATTCCGCCTACGCGTTTCAAGGGCGATCCTGAACGTTTCGTTGATGCTGATGTATACTTGAAGCGCGGGGAGGAAGTTCTCCCGATCGTCCGCGAACAGAACAAGCGCCTGCATACGGAGCTGGATTCGCTGAAGAGCGAGTCGGCGAAGACGCAAGCGGCACTGAAGGCAGCACAGACCGCCATAGAACAGATGGAAGAGCGTCATACGGTTGCTACGCAGAAGGCCGTGGATGAAGCGCGGACGCAGCTGAAAGCGCAACTCGCGGCGGCATCCGAAGCCGGCGACCATCAGGGTGTAGCTGAGTTGACGGACCAATTGACCAAGATGGTGCCAGAGGCTCCGGCGGCAAAACCCGCGGCAGCCACTGCACCAGCAGCGTTCGTACCACCCACTGAACTTGTGGAGTGGAATGCCGAGAATCCTTGGTTCGGCAAGGACAAACGGAAAACCGCCCTTGCCCTGGCGATCGCGCAGGAGTTTCGGGAAGCCGGCGAGACGGGCGAAGGTCGTGCGTTTTATGACAAGATCGCGGCGGAAGTAAATAAAGAATTCGGCGCTCCTGAACCGCGCGGCGATAAGGTCGAGGGCGGACGGAGTGGCGGGGCCGGCGAGGAGCGATCCTCTGGCGGCCGTGCCAAGGGTTACGCAGCTCTTCCCGCTGATGCGAAGAGTGCTTGTGACGCGGAAGCGCGTCGATTTGTAGGCGAAGGCAAGCGTTACAAGACGCAGGCCGACTGGCGTAGTCGTTACGCTGAGATATATTTTGGAGAATGAAGATGGCTATTGTTCCACTTAACCCAGGTTCGTCCTCCGTGGCTGCCGAGCGCAAGCGTATCCCTATGTCAGTTCCAGTACAAAAGCTGGAGGTTGCTGACATTCCGGGGTTCCATCTTCATTGGTTTAACAGTGACCCCTCTCGTCTCCAGCGGGCCCTCGATGGCGGCTACGAATTCGTGGACGAGCGGGAAGTCAAGATCAACAATGTTTCCCTCGGCGGCGATTCTGCCGTCAGTGGAAGCACAGATATGGGCTCAAGAGTAAGTGTTGTCTCCGGGCAAGAGTTAGGAAAAGATGGTCAACCGGCCAGACTGATCTTGATGAAAATCAAGCAAGAATGGTGGGAAGAGGATCAGGCAGTGATCGAGGCTAGGAATACGAAGGTACGTGATGCTCTCGTTGGTGGAATGATTGGGGCTGAGAATGATCGCCCAGGCGATACCCAACACCGCTACGTGGACAAGACACGGACTGCGATTCCAGATTTTTTCAAACTCAAACAGCGGAAACCCGCTTAACCTACGGAGATTGTTATGGCAAATACTAACAGTCCGCGCGGATTCAGTCCAGTTCAGTACCTCAATGGTTCTCCCTGGAATGGTCAGGCTCGGCTTTACTCGATTGCGGCGGCTTATGCTACCGCGCTTTACATTGGTGATCCGGTGATCAGTTCCGGAACGGCCAATGCTGATGGTGTTCCAGGCGTGATCCTGGGCGCTGCAACTGGCGCTCTGCGCGGCGTGATTGTGGGTCTAGGGACTACGGAAGGCTTGATCGCCAACCCGGGGAATCTGGATATCACATATCGTCCCGCGGCTGCGACTGCGAAAGACTGGTTCGCTATGGTAGTGGACGATCCGAATGTAATCTTTGAAATTCAAGAGAAGGCTGGCACGCAGCAACTCGCTGCTACCGAAATTGGCTTGAACACTGTGCCTGTGCTCGCGGCCGGCAACGGCTTCAGTTCTGGTTGGACCCTCGCCAGTTACACCGATGCGACTCCTGCTACCACAGCTACGCTGCAGTTGCGCTTGATGGGCCTGGTGCGCCGGCCTCAGAACGCATTTGGCGCCTACGCCAAGCACCTCGTCAAAATCAATGTCCACGAGCTCGGTACTGGTACCGGTGCCACTGGCGTATAAAGGAGAACTATCATGCCAGGTGTTATCAACACAGGTTCCCATCCGAAACTACTCTGGCCCGGCGTCTTTACGACCTGGGGTCAGATGTACGACCAGCACGCGAAAGAGTACACGGACCTCTACGAGATGAAAACCTCGGAAAAGGCGTACGAACAAGCGGTGCAGATCACTCCGTTCGGCCTGGCTCCCGTCAAGGCGCAAGGTGCTCCGGTCACGTATGATTCGGAAATGCAAGGTGCAGTCAGCACGTTTACGCACGTTGCGTATGCGCTTGGCTATATCGTGACTTTCGAAGAACTGCGGGATAATCTGTACAAGGAAGTTGCAACCCGGCGCGCTGAGGCGAATGCTTTCTCCCTGCAGCAAACGATTGAGAACGTGGCGGCTTTCCCGTACAACAACGCTTTCGCGACGACGTACTTCACGTCAGCGGACGGCGCTGCATTGTGTTCGACTGCACACGTGAACGCAAGCGGTGGTACGTTCAGCAATGCGCTGAATCCGGCGGCGGATTTGACAGAAGCGTCCCTTGAAGATATGAACATCCAGATTATGGGTGCTCAGAACGACACGGGCCTGCTGATCAATATCATGCCACGATCGCTGCACATTGCTCGCCAGGAGTTCTACAACGCAAATCGGATTCTGCAATCGGTACTGCAATCCAATACTGCCAACAATAATATCAACGTGTTGAAGGCGACGAATGCGTTCCCTGATGGCGTGAAGTTGAATCACTACTTCACCTCCCCGCATGCATGGTTTGTGCGGACGAATGCTCCGAATGGTATGACATTCTTTTGGAGAGATGAGCCGATGTTCGATCAAGACAATGACTTTGACACTAAGAACGCCAAAGCGGCTTCGTACATGCGTTTCAGCGTCGGCGTCACAGACCCTCGCGGGATTTTCGGTAGCAACGGTCCTTAAACCTTAGCTGATGTTCCCTCGTATTATTTTACCATAATGCGCGGGAACATTGTCAAGGGCTTAGGCCTAAGGTGTGCCGGCACTTCCGGTTGGCTGTAGGGTACGCAGATGCTGAGCTGGCCACTTGGTGTAGGTATCTCCCCGAAGCGTACTTAGGAGAATTTCATGACGACAGTAGCAGATGGTTTGTATCAGTTTGGTGGTATGCCAGTTGGGGTTTCGGACACCTTGTCCAAGATCTTTTCGACTCCAGTAAAGGGCCGTGCGTGGTATGTGGATGCGGCTTACGGTGGCAATGGTGACGGCAAGTCGCCGAAGTCGGCCTTCTCCACGATGGAGCGCGCTTTCAATTCGATTGCCTCTGGCGATATTATTTACTTTGTAGGAAAGATTACGGAGCAGTTGGTTACTCCGGTGAACATCTTCGACGTAACTGTCGTCGGCGCGGGCAATCGCCCGCATCACGCAGACGCAACTCCCGTCGGTGGCAATCTGGCAGCAGCGACCTGGGCAGCTCCGGCGAGTCCGGTAGCCGCGCAAGCGTTGTGTCGCGTGATCCAGCAAGGCTGGCGTTTCGTGAATATTCTATGGGCAGGTTCGGCAGGGTGCGCTTCACTTGAGTTCGTGCGTAATGCAGCGGCAGGTGATCTGGAGCGTGACGCATCGCACGGTCACGTGCTGGGTTGTCGTTTCGCCGGCGTTGCTAGTACAGATAGTGGGATCAAGTTCGGCGCAACTTCTTACACCGAGATCGTGAATAACACTCGGATTGAAGGGAATGATTTCCAAGGATGCGCGACTGCGATCAAGGCCCATGCGGTCAATCTTCAGTATCGTTCGCAGATTGTGAACAATATTTTCATCTCCAATACGAATGATATTGTTCTGGGTGCTTACTTCGATCACATCATCGGCAATGTCATGTCACTTGCGCCAACTGCGAGCATTGTGTTGAGTGGTGGTACCGGGTCGAGTCAGGTGCATGGAAATTATCTTCCTGGAACTTACGCAACAGGAACCTTGTATGCTCCTGGCACCAATGACAATTGGAATGGCAACTACGCTTCCACTGGTGTTACCGCTGCGGTTCCGTCTTAATTAACCCGAGGGGCTTCGGCTCCTTCGAAAGGACACGCTATGCAACCTATCACACAACGACTTGCGGCAGTCGGGTACACGCCTTGGGTGCCGGTTAATCGTCTGCAGACTAGCTTCAACGTAGCACTTGCAGTGGTGCTGTCGAGTGGAGCTAGTCTTACTTACTCAGTGGAATACACGCTGGATAATCCTCATGATCCGATGAATCTGACACAGGATTTCACGTTGTCACGGACTACAACTGTGCTGACCGTGCACAAAGTTGCGCATGGGTTGAGTGTAGGAGACTGGTCTAGTCTTCAGGGTAACGGCGGCGCTCCCTTAGATGGTGAGTTTCAGGTAGCTTCCGTAGTTGACGCAGATAATTTCACTGTGACAGTAGCTAACTCAGGACTGACCGCTGGGAATGGTGTTGGGTGGCTGCAGACGATGCGGGTATTCACCCACTCGACGCTGGTCGGATTGACCGCCAGCGGTTCCGGCGCATTTACTTCGCCGCCCTGGGCGACTCGGCTTCACGTGTCTGCTTATACCAGTGGCACGGCCGACTTCAACGTCATTCAAGGAAGAGGTTAATCATGGCACGCGACGGTACGGTAGGTGGAGGGATCTCGAGCGGCGGCATTGGAGGAGGTGGAGGTGCGAGTGGTGGTACGCCAGCACTGACACTTAGTACCGCCAATACAGCAGGCACTGCGAATGATTTCATTCGAACTGACGATACGATTCTGGCTTTTGATGCTACTGCGCCAAGTACGCAAGACTTTTCAGATGCGGCAGCAGCAGGTACGGCAGCGGTAGCTGCTCGCCGGGACCACAAGCACGCGATGCCGGCAAGTCCCGCGGTCCCGTCGGCGGCAAATCCTACGGGGACTGTAGCAGGTGCTGCGGTTAATGGTTCGGCTACGACTTTTATGCGTTCGGATGCTGTGCCAGCTTTGTCTGCAACTGTTAATCCTGTGGGGCTTCAAACCTGCTGGATACCCAAGGGCGCGATGGTGGCACGTACGACGAATGGTGCGGCGTCCGGTATAGTCGAAGCAGCGACGAATAAGAACATGCTGGGCACATGGGACTTCGATGCTGCTACAGCAGAGTATGTTCAATTTGCGATCCAAATGCCGAAGTCTTGGAATGAAGGGACTGTGACATTTGCCCCAGTCTGGAGACATGCTGCGACAACGACTAATTTTGGTGTTGCATGGTTCCTGCAAGGCGTGGCAATCTCAAACGATGATGCTAGCGATGTTGCTTTTGGCACAGCGCAGGGCTCGGTTGCTACCGGCGGCACCACGGATGACATTTATGTCGGCCCCACTTCCAGTGCAATCACGATAGCTGGCACACCAGCGGCCAACGATTACGTGATGTTCCAGGTCTACCGCGATGTTGCTGACGGTGGCGACACGATGGCGATTGATGCGCGTCTGCATGGCATCCAGCTTTATTACACCACTGACGCCGCTACGGACGCTTGATCATGCTTGGACTTAATCAACTTTGTGGGTTTGGGGTGGGTGATAGTGCTGCACCTCCTGGGCAGCAGGCGTACACAACAGTGCAGAGTACCACTTGGTTATGCCCTGCTGGAGTTACGAGTGTAAGCGTGGTTTGTGTGGGGGGCGGTGGTGGTGGTGATAGCAGTAATGGCAGCGGTAGCGGAGGCGGGCTAGGGTACAAGAACAATATATCCGTCACCCCTGGGTCTTCTTACAGTGTTGTTGTTGGTACAGGCCGTGGTGGGACAGCCGATGGGGATGACTCATATTTTATTGATGTGACTACTGTTAAGGGCGGAAAAGGACTCGGCAGTGGGCGTGGTAATAGCTCTTATGCTGGGGATGGCGGCGGTATCGGCCTCGGCGGTGGCTACCAAGGTGGCGGTGGCGCTGGCGGGTACTCTGGTAATGGCGGCGCTGGTGCAAGCAACAATTACACGGCGGGCCAATCTGGAACCGGTGGCGGCGGAGGTGGCGCTGGTGGTAATGGGACAGATACTGGTGGAGCTGGTGGTGGAGTCGGAATATTGGGGGAAGGATCAAATGGCGCTGGCGGCTCGGCTGGTGGTGGCGCTGGGGCTGCTGGTTCTGGAGGTTCAGGTCAAATTTATGGCGGTGGCGGAGGAATGCCAAGCGGCTCTGGTAACTCAGGAGCAGTCCGAATCATCTGGCCCGGCAACCTACGCCAATTCCCATCAACCCGGACAGCAGATGAATAAGGATCACCATGAAATATGCACTCTTAAACACATCCAACGACGTTATCCGCACTCAGGACTTTACCGACACGCCGCCGACGCTGCCCGAAGCCAAGGGTCTGCGCTGGCTTGAGTATGTCGATACGCCGCAACCTGCTTTTGATCCGATGATGCAAATGGTTGAAGATGCTCCTGTGGTTGATGGTAAGTACACAAAGGCTTGGACTGTAGTCGCACTGGATGCAGCAACCATTGCAGCAAAGCAGGCCGAAGTCAAGCAGCGCGACATTGCCAAAGCCCAGTCCGCCCTAGCCGCACTCGACCTCAAATCCATCCGTGCCATGCGCGAGCAACTTGCTGCCATGCCCAATGCGCCAAAGTTCGTGCTTGACCAGGAAGCACAAGCAGTAGCACTGCGGAGAAAGCTGAAATGAGTACTCTTAAATTTCAGCCGGCGCCGGTCGCCCAAGCTCGCACACCTGCAGAAGCGGCCGCTTATCTTCTAGCAGTATCTGACGCGACCAAAGAAAATTGGCGCTTGCCAAATATCAAAGAGTTAGAAACACGAATCAAGTATTCGCAGATCAATCCAGCAGTGGACCCCGCCGTGTATCCAGTTGTGCCGCTGGGCAAGTACATGAGCAGCACACCGGACACGAGCGGCGGATGCTGGACTATCGACACCATGGCCGGGATGACTAGCACCGCACCGGCCACCGAAAAGCTATTCGTTTGGGCGGTCTGTGGCGCGGAGCAACCGTTGCATGACTGGCGGATTGACGAAAGCACAGCGACGGACCTCGTTACCGGCCTTGTGTGGCGGCGTGAGCATGAAATGATTGATCCGACACAGCCCAACGATTGGGAAAGCCGCGTCAACCGGGTGAGTTGGGAAGCTGCACAGTACAAAGTCAGTGGCTGGCGCTTGCCGACACTGCGCGAGCTGCGCGGTATTGTTTTCGAGGGGTCAAGCAACCCCGCGATTGACACCACTGTGTTCACGCCGACCCCGTTCCAGTCGATTTTCTGGACCTCTACCCCTGCGCTGGACTATTGGCAAAACCCGGACCTTGTGTGGGGTGTGGATTTTGGCATCGGTGGCAGTTTACCCACGACGACGCACGGCAAGCAGTACGTCCGGTTGGTCAGGCCAATAGGCGATGGAACAGTGCCAGGACGGACACCAGCACCAACACCCGCACCGACGCCAGCACCAACCCCGGCACCTGTACCCACTCCAGCGCCTACGCTGCCACCTGTGCCATCCGGCACTGTGGCATTTACCACTCAGGAACTGGCAAGCATTTTGGCGCAACTTGACGCCGCGCGAACCGCTCTGATCCTGAAATTCTAATTTCATCAACCAACAATAAGGGGAAACTCCCATGGCTACACCAGAGCAACGCAAATGGCACCTTGATCGTTCAATCCCCTTTGCGCTGGTTCTAGCGATCATCGGGCAGACACTGGTAGGAACATGGTGGATTTCATCTTTTGAATCAAGGACCGTGAACAGGCTTGACAATCTGGAGACGCGGCAAAAAACGCTGGACCAGATTCCTTCAAAGTTGGCAAGGCAAGAGTCACAAATCGAAAATGTTGTGGTAATGCTCACAGATTTGAAAACAGACTTGCGAGAATTGAACAGGAAAGACAAAAAATGAGCCCTGAATTTGTCACCGGCACTATCATCGGCGCAGTCACCGACCTGTGGGTAGCGGTGCTGCTGGCATTGGGGTACGCAAATGACTGAGCTATTTTGGGACTGGCTTGCGGAATGGGTTGACCTTTGAAGGGATTGGTGATGCGATTGCATTTCGATTGGAAGTACATCCTCAAACGCTCATGGTCCGTGCGCTGGGCCGCTGTGGCAAGCGTATTGAGCGGTGCTGAGGTGATAGTGCCACTGTTTGAATCCGCGCTTCCTAGGGGCACATTTGCTGTGCTTGCCTTCGCCTGTACGTGCGGCGCGGTGTGGGCGCGGGTGCTGATTCAACCAAAGGATGGACTATGAAACTAATCGACCTTGATCCGCGCTGGTTGTTGCGTGATGGACTGCGCGCTGGTTTCATTTTCAAGTCACCCGCAAATCCTGCGTGGTATCAGTCCTGCATGTTCCAACCGACCATGTGGAAGGATCAAAGGGAGATGTTCAATGCCGCCCTGCCAGAGCATGGTGAACACGCATGGTCAAAAGTACAAGGCTGCGCGATTGACTGTGCATGGACGCCAAAACCAACCGCCGATGCAGCCAACTTTGAAACGATAAGCGTGACTCCATCACTAGATGGCAGCAAGGGCGGTCTGTGGCATGGGTTCATTACTGACGGAGAGATAAAGTGACACCCAAGCAACGCACAGCAAGCGCCAGTCTTGTCCTGGCCGCGTCTACGCTGGTCGGAATTGCCATCAAGGAAAGCTACACCGATGTGACGGTGATTCCCGTACCTGGGGATGTGCAAACCTACGGATTCGGGACCACTACGCACGCGAACGGCTCGCCGCTAAAGCCCGGGGAGCGGACTACCCCGACACGCGCCCTGGTCGATCTGTTGCGGGATGCGAGCAAGGTTGAAGCGGCTGTCAAGCGGTGCGCACCAGTTCCGATGTACCAGTATGAATTTTCGGCTTACGTAAGCTTGGCCTATAACATCGGAGAAGGTGCGTTTTGCAAATCGACTGTGGTCAAGCGCTTACTTAAATTTGACTATGCCGGAGCTTGCATGGCAATCCTGCTGTGGGATAAGGTAGGCGGGCGGAAAGTTAGAGGGTTGACCATTCGCCGCCAAGCTGAATTCAAAGAGTGTATTGGTCCCCAGCAAGAACCTAAGGTATTATCATGACAGCTCCAAACGATAACACACCTCTGTCCATCATCAGTGATGCGTACTTCGATGCAGGTTTGCTGCAAGAAGGCCAGTCGCCGAACTCAGAGCAGATCGTCTCGGGTATGCGAAAGTTGACGGATCTGGTGAACTGGATGCAAACGCAAGGGCTGAAACTGTGGTTGCTACAAGATTACCCGGTGACGCTAGTTGCTAATCAAGGAACGTATACTCTAGGCCCTGCTGCAGGCATTGTCATGCCGAAACCTACGCGCGCGATTGAGGCTTACTACGAAGATGTGAATCATATTCGACGGCCACTTAATGTGATGAGCTGGAATGACTACAATCGACTAAGCCAACTTAACCAAGCAGGGCAACTGAATTCTTACTTCGTAGACAAGCAGCAAGAAATGCTGAGTGTATTCTTCTGGCTGCTCCCGGATGCAACGGCAGCGACAGGGACTGCGCATTTACTGCTCCAGCGGCAAGTTACAAACTTCATCAACGTCACGGAGACAATGAACTTCCCTATCGAGTGGCGTATTGCACTTCGGTGGGGACTGGCCGATGAACTGGCAACTGGCCAGCCTCAGGCCATCATGGATCGTTGCCAGCAGCGTGCGCTTCAATATCGCACTGCCCTCGAAGACTGGGATGTAGAGGATGCCCCTACTCGTTTCACTCCCGATACTCGTAATTACTACGGGAATTTCAGATAATGCAAGCACCCACTGTCGCATTGCCGAAGCGCCTTCCACTCGTGATCGAGCCGGCGAACCGGAGTGAGAGTACTGACAAAGATGCGAAGCTTATCAACGGCTACGTCGAGTACAATCCGAAGACTGAGGAATGGTGGATCTACAAGCGTCCAGGGTTGCTGCAATCAGGCACGACCAAAGTCGGCACGGGCCGTGGTGTATACAACTGGCAAGGAGACATTTATGCAATCTTCGGTGCGACGCTCTACAAAAATGGGACAAGCATTGGAACGGTCAATACAGCAGGAGGCGTGTATAGATTTGACTCAACCCTTGGAGCTACACCCCGTCTTCAACTCGGGAATGGACTTGTCGCGTATAACTGGAATGGAACGACTCTCACTCAGATATCCGGGATTAACTTTCCGGGAAATACTTACACAGCCGCCGGCGTGAAGGGATGGGCGTATCTGGACGGAACTACTTACGTCATGGATACGACAGCTTATATTCACGGCAGTGACACGATTGCCGGGATGAATCGACCGGACTTGTGGACGGATACGTTGAATATCCTGGGCGCGCAGATTGAACCGGATCGTGGAATTTTCCTGGCGAAGCAACTTGTTTATGTGTTAGCGCTGAAAGAGTGGTCGACTGAAGTTTTCTACGATGCGCTGAATCCTGTAGGGGCACTTCCTTTGGCCCCGGTGCAAGGTGCGAAGATGAATTACGGCTGCATCCACGCAGACCTAGTGCAAGAAATTGATGGTGCGCTGCTCTGGCCTGCTACGAATCGGTCGTCGGCAGTTCAGGTAGTCATGGTAGACAACCTGAAATTGACAATTATCTCGACCAAGGCGATTGAACGTTTGCTTGGAGAAGCTGATTTCACTTCAGTCGCTTCATTCAATATCAAGTATGAAGGTCATCGGTTCTACGGGATCACACTAAAAAATGATAACTTGACTCTCGTCTACGACCTCGCCGAAAAGATGTGGGCGCAATGGACGGATGAAAATGGGAACTACTTCCCGATTGTTTCGACAACTTTCCTTGCGGGAACGGGGCGCGTACTTCAGCACGAAACGAATGGTAAGTTATACCTGTTTGATTCTGAATACACTTCTGATGATGGTGCTATGATTACAGTGGACTTGTATACTCCTAACTTCGACGGAGGTGTCCGCCGGCGGAAGCAGATGACGATGGAAGAATTCATCGGGGATCAAACGACAGGGAGTGTCTTGCAAGTTCGTGTGAACGATAAGGACTATGCCGCCGACCAGTGGACTGGATATCGCAAGGTTGACATGAGTGTTCCGCGGCCGCTGCTGACTAACTGCGGCACCTTCGTTCGCCGGGCTACGCATATTCGTCATCAGTGCAATACTCGGATGCGCTTGCAGGGCGTCGAGATGCAACTGGACATTGGTACGCTATGAGTGGCTTGCTACAACCACCGCCGACCTGGGCATTGCCGATCATCAAAGATACACGGCTAGACGAGCCTGTCTTTAACCCAGTGTGGTTGAACTGGTTCTTGGAGCTAGTGAAGACGTTGCAAGAGACTAAAGATACGGGCAATCTTCCTGTGATCGTTAGTGAAGTTGCCACGACTGGATTCTCGTTTACTTTCGTTGATACGACAGATCTGCTGATTATCAATGGTACTGCTACGATGGCAACAGGTAGCATAACCCTTCCGCCGAATCCAGTAAATCGTAAGGTGATTACAGTCGCATCAAATCAAATAATTAAAGCGTTGACAGTTTTACCTAACACAGGTCAGACTCTCAACAACGCGCCTACGTGTTTAAATCTGGGGCTGAACACTCCAGGAGCAATCAGTGGTTTCGGTTTCTCTTTCGTGTATCGCGCTGCGGATACTACGTGGTACAGAATATATTAAGGAATAGTTATGGCTGATTTCAATACGCAAGGACTGAACAAGCAATGGAGTTCTGCTCCGGTATGGAATAGTGATTCGACTGATGCGTTCGCTGGAATTCAGAGTGGCTGGTCGCAATCGCTCGGCGGCGGAAATACGCAGCAGTATGGGATGAATGGAGAGAACCTGGGGATCACGGGGGATAAGAGTACCTGGGATCACTTGAAGCCACTGTTGGCGATTGCAGGGATGGCGGTTGGCGGAGGGATGTTGGCCGGCGGAGCAGGTGAAGGTTCCGCACTCAGTCAAGGATTTCTGGATGGCGGCGGTAGTGGGATGGTAGCAGAAGGAAATGCAGGCGGCGGAATGTGGGGAGCTGGGACTAGTTATACTGCGGATGCTGCAGCGAATATGAGCGCGAATGAGTATGCGGCCTTTGCTGCTCGGGGTGGTGCTCAGCCTTCCTGGTGGGAATCCGCTCTCGGTGCGCTAGGCGGAGGAGCTACGGACAGCCTGCCTTCCTGGCTCCGTCCTGCAATGAGTATCGGCTCGGGACTCTACGGCATGTATCAAGCGAATCAGATGAAGAATACGGCCCAGGATGCCATCAATGGGTCGTCGCCTTGGACTACGAGTGGTGGTACGGCAATGGCAGGAGACGCACTGAAGCAGGCAATCTCTGGCGACCTATCAAATGACCCAGGGTATAAGCTTGCTGAACTGTCGGCAGCCCGTACGAGCGCACAGCAACCCGGCGGCTTCGCGGCGCAAGCAGCGGCTAACGCGGCAGCAAAGTATCGGCTGGATTCGATTCAGGCACTAGGAGGAGCGGCTGGCGTAGGGTTTAATCCTGCGCAAGGTTACTCAACAGGGCTGCAAGGAATGCAAGCTGGCGGTAACGCAATGTCATCTGCGCTTGGTTCCATTGGATTCGGCCTGACCGATAAAGGAGTTCCTCCTTGGCTTCAAAGCTTCCTAGTGAAGAATGGGATGGGAGGCTAGCATGGCGGACCTTTTCGGAGCGCCGCAGGGTATCCTAGCTGCCGACCAGAATAATCTGAATAACGTCCTGGGCGGGCTGAAAGCGCAGGAGATGCTAGGCTCGATTGCGCAGCAACCGTATGACTTACAGATCAAGCAGGCTCAAGCGCGGGACTATAACGCGCAGGCATTAGGGCGGGAGCAAGCGGCAGCAGCACAGGAACGGATGCTGCAAATTCAGCAGCGAGTCGCTAGTAACCGCACAGCGAATCAGCAGTCCTTGATGGCGACTGGCTTGGCTTTAACTGCCGATCAGCTCGATCCGGTTACAGGAACTGTAAAGACGCAAAGTCAAGCAGATGCGATCCAGCAGTACGCACAAGAGATGTTGGATGCTGGCGCGACGGAAATAGATGTACTGCCCTTGCGTAAGGATATTGCTAAGATTCGTCAGGAAGAGTCGGCGACTTTGCATACTAGTGCACAAGCGACGGAACAGAATGCACTAGCTAAGAAAGAACGTCGAAAGGAACTCGGGGCAGCCGCAGCGGCACTAGTCGGGCTGGATGATAGAACGCTTAATCAAGTTTTATTGAGTGGTAAAGTCGACCCAGAGCTGGCTGCGCTGGTCGCGAAAGATCCTGCAAGTGCTCGAAAGACGCTGAGCTTTATTTCTAATGCTGCAATTGAGGCAGATAAGAAAGAAGAATTGAAGTTTACGGAGCAACGCACGAAAGCTGCTCAAGCGTCAGCAAGTGCCGCCCAGGCGGTGGCCAATGCTCGGATACCGGTACTCCACGCACGAGGAGCTCAGATCAAGCAAGAGACTGAAGCGAACGCGAAGGCCGGCGGGAAGTATGATCCAGCGGTACTTGAAGGGAAAAAGAATCAAGCGACAATTGACGCTCAGTTGAAGCAAGCGCGATTGAACGCCTTGTATCCGCAGTTGCCTGCGACTGACGAAATGATCGTTCCGAATCCGAAGACAGGGCAATATCCTCCGTATCAGCACAATGGAATGATCTATAAGGTTATGGGTAAGAATAAGAAAGGTCAAACGATCTTTGCTGATCCTGTGCCCTTAGCGAAGGGCTTGCCGGTTCAGCCGCCTGCGGGGTCTTCGGCGTTGGATGAAGAATTGCTTAGCCACGAGGATTGACCCATGCCTATGTTTTTAAGTGATATCATAAGTGCTCCAGCAGCAGGAACAGCTGTACCTGACTCGCAAGAACCTCGTGGGCTGACCCTTGAGCAGATTACCGGGATTGCTCCGCCGCCGACACTTTGGGAACGGATGAAAAGTTCTTACGCCAAGGCGACTGAGACACTGGCGCCGGGGTTGGCGCAAGGGCAAGCGGGACTCCGGCAGTTGGACCTCGAGCGTAAGGCTGCGGTCAATATGGGCGTAGGGATTCCTGGCGGAGTCGCAGGCGTAGCGATGGATGCGGCTTCGCGGCTTAGCTCGTATTCCTGGAAAGAGGATCCTCGGATGGCCGGATTCAAGGCCCGCGCAGTTGCGGATCAAGTGAATCAGGACTGGGGAAAGATCACGTCGGCGCTAGGGTTGACGCAGGACGCTACGGGCTCGAAGATTGAGCAACTGATGAATTGGGGGATGGAAGCATCGGATAAAGGGGGAGCGTCCCTGGAAACCGCGACGAAAGGCGTTATGTCGCTGGAGACTACGCAATCTGTGCGGGATACGTTGCTGAATGCGTTGGGCGTGCGGGGTCTTAAGGCGAAACCGAAAGCAGGCGGGGCGCCCACTGCGGAGTTGTTCTCCAAGGAAACGCAACTGAAAGAAGCAACTGCACAGGAAGCTAAAATTCAAGAGGCCGCGCAGACAGGGCCCGCGACCGAAGCAGCTGCGGTGCAGGACTTGGTTACCGATGCGCTGTCTCGGCGGACTCGACTGGAAACCTATTGGGCAGGCCAGAAAGGTCGGGCGAAGGCGCCTGATCCGTGGGAGAAGACTGTTGCTGCACTAGTGGAAGATAAGCCGGCGGCTCCTGTGTCTGTTGATCCCGCTACGCTTCAAGCGGGGATTGAGAACTACAAGCGTGGTGATGCGGTTTCAGCAGAACAGTTGCAAGCTATTAAGGAGCAGACTCCGAAGGTTGATGCACCTGATCTTGTGCAGTCGGCACTGGACAACTTACGTGCTGGTGTGCTGATCTCTAAGGAACAGGCGAAGGCAATCCGTCAGCTGACTCCCCGCCCCGGTGAAGGCACAATTGTCGATCCCAAGGGCAAGGCCTATTTCCAGCGCGGTGCTGTTGATCCTGATGTACTCGTGAAGACCCTCGGCATCATGGGCCTTGGTGCGGTGGCTGCGAAGGTTCTGACGGACTGGTATTCTTCGGGTGGATTATCCGGGGATAATTCGACGGATTATACCAACCTAGCTGCGGGACTTATGGGTGCAACAATACTGCGTAAGGGAGACGGGCCTTTCAAGGGTGCGACTGATGCGAAGCTCGTCGAAGGCTTCCGGGCAGGCGGGGCACAACTCGAGGCGGCTGCGCGGGAGTTACATGATACGACGCGGAGTCAATTGGAACGTTCGCTGAATTCGTTCAAGGATCAGGTAGATGTGGAAGGCGTTGTGCAGGACACGTATAGGAAAGCGTTCGAGAAGCTTGCACTACCTGCGGGTCACGAAGCGGCTTTCCGGGGTGACGCGAAGATTTCTTCCTGGCTCATCGGCAACGCGAAGCGAGAGGCACTCGACCAGATTCGGCGCGGAGAAGTTCGCCCTGACGCAACCTCGGAATCCTTGTCACCGGTGAGCGAGGACGCGGCTCCGAATGCTGCTCACGAAGCAGCGCAAGCGGATTTCACCACGCCTGAAACCACACTCGCCAATCAGCAACTTGCTCAGCGTATGCAGACCGCACTGGACAAGATCAACCCTGACTTCCGCGATGCGTTCATGGCTGCCGAGGTTGAAGGGCTGTCGATGAAGGAAATTGGGGAACGCTTGGGGATTGATGAAAGTACTGCTCGTACACGGATATTTCGTGCTAAGGCGCAATTGCAAAGTCAGTTTAAAGATTACGTAGACCCACGCACAGGTAAATTTCAGCAAGGCAAGGTTAACTCAGACTTGCTCGTCGGTCTAGGTTCCATCGCCGGCGGAGCTGCGGTCGGGGCGGCACTTGATCCGGAGCATTCAGTTTCTAGCGCGGTTTATGGGGCACTAGCCGGTGGGGCGCTCGGTACAGGCGCCGGACGTGCTGCGCTGAAGGCGGCAATCAAGTCTCCTGACGCAGCGTTGGGGTTGATCTCAACTCGTCTTGGCAATATCCACTCAAGTCTCAAGCTTGCTATGCGCACACATGAATTGAACGTGCTGAAGAGTATTGATAAGATGAACGATCTTACTCTGCCGTTTATGCAAGCAGTTGATCGGCTGAAAGGCGAGGAGAGTCTGCGAGCTTCGCGTGCATTGTTGAATGGAGATGTAGAAGCAATCAAGAGTATTCCAGCTCTGCGTGAAACATATCCTGCAATCCAAACCGTTTTGTCACATCTCGAAACGCAGCTGCAAGGTCTCGGCCGCTTCGCCGAAGGCGTGACGAATTACTTTCCACGCATTGTAAAAGACTTCGAGGGCCTGAAGAAAGCAATGGGAGGGCAAGCGGCACAAGGACTGGAGAAAACCTTGCTTGACGCAGAAGCTTCGATGAACCGGAAAGAGCACCGCGCGCTTACAGAGCTTGAACAGAGCATCATCACAAATCGCTACCTATTCGCTCCGGACCAAGGATCATTCTTGCCAGGCTTCGCGAAGAGCCGCCGGATGAAAGAGATCCCAGAGTCCCTACAACAATTTTACGAGCCTCCAGTTGAGTCACTACTTCGGTACATCTCAGGTGCTGCGAACGATATTGAAACTGCGCGTTTCTTTGGCCGCGACCTAACGACTAGCAAGCAAGGGAAGAAGATCTATACCGACGTAGATGGGTCGATTGGGAATCTTACTGCGCGCTTGCTTAATGAAGGCAAGATCACGCAAGCGCAGTCTATGGAGCTACGTGATATTCTTAAGGCCCGTTTCGAAGGGGGTGAGAAGGGGATGAATCCTGCGCTTGCGAATATTCGAAATGCTACGAATGCAGCGTTGCTCGGTAACGTTGCGTCGGCGGCTACGCAGGTTGGGGATTCTTTTACAACTGTGTATCACCAAGGACTGGTACCGACGTTGCAAGCAGTGACTGCGAAAATCCTCGGGAAGGAACGAATCACTCCGAAACAACTAGGTCTAATCAATCACATCGCAGAAGAGTTATCCGATCGCGGACCTGTTGGACAGTTGCTGCATACGACAATGAAGTATTCAGGTTTTCATGCGATTGATATGTTCGCGAAAGGACTTGGATTAAATGCCGCCTTGATTCGGAATGAGAAACTGGTCAGTACGCCGGAAGGTCAGGCAAAGTTTCGTGCGAAGTATCAGACTGCCTTCGGGGAAGAAACTGCGGCCTTGATCGATGACCTGAAAAACAAGCGAGTGACAGATCGCGTAGAGCAGTTAGTCTTCAGCGAACTGTCCGACATGCAACCGATCTCGAAGGCAGAGATGACTGAAATGTATCTTGCCCACCCGAACGGAAGGTTCTTGTATCAGTTGAAAACCTACTTGCTTAAGCAAGTGGATATAGTTCGCAGGGACGCGTACCAGGAAATCGCGAAAGGTACCCCAGAAGGGATTATACGCGGGACAAAGAATCTTGCAGCCCTTGCAACTGTCTACGCTATTGCGAATGTCCCTGGCGATGTAATCAAAGACTGGATGGCCGGGCGGCCAATTGATCCGTTATCAACTCCCCGACTGGTTGAAAATATTGGCCAGACTTTCGGCATCAATCGCTACGCCGGGCAGCAACTTGGGCAAGGTAAAGTTGTCGAGACTGCTACAAGTATGGCCACACCTCCGCTACGGGTATTGCAGGATATAGCGAAGATGGAACCAAAAGCCGTTGGCTACGTCCCCTTCATTGGTCGGCCTGTAGCAGATCGTTACTTCGGCGGGAACGAGCGGAAAGAAATCTATGAAACGCGTTCCTTGAATAAAGGCGTGCCGGAGTACCAGCGCAAATCACTTTCGCCGGCGGCTAGAAAGTATCTTATTGAGAAGCGCGTGGAGACGGATCGGAAGAAGTTTGCAGACTACCAACGAAAGGTTGCGCCATGACTGGCCGCGCTGACTATTTCACCCTGGACAACTGGAATACGGTCTGTTACGAGTGCGGTCGGAAACGGAAAGCATCGACACTTGTTAAGCATTGGAAAGGCTACTATGTCTGCAAGGAACATTGGGAACCACGTCAGGTCCAAGACTTTGTTCGTTCCATCCCTGACGTTATCACACCTCCGTGGGCGCAACCGATGCCAGCGAATGTCTTCGCACCTCGCTGTACGCCGGAGGGTCAAACCGCGATTCCAGAACTTGCAGTTCCAGGGTGTGTTATTCCAGGTTTCGTTTCACCTTTTGTCGATATTTACGCACTTGTTCCGGACTGCCTTCCTTACATCGTGTTGGAAGATGAAATTATTCCAAGCGGAACTTACATAGTCGCTTGCGGTTCTTTGGTTGTTGAAGCCACTCTTCAACTTGACGGTATTATAAGGATTCAATAATGACAGCTCAGATCATGTTGCCGAACGATACGGCGCCGGCAACTCCCCCCACAGGTTACTCTACCATCTACACAAAAGCCGATGGTTTGTTCTATACTAAAGATGACGCAGGCGTTGAGACTGCCTTAGGCGGAGGAGGGGGAAGCGGGACCGTTACAGAGGTTTCAGGCACTGCCCCGATTCAAGTAGCTACTGGAACTACCGCACCCGTTGTGAGTATTACTGCGGCGACTCCAAGTCTTCCCGGTTCGATGAGTGCTGCCGACAAGACGAAACTGGATGCGATCTCAGGAACTAACACCGGAGACAATGCTGCAAATTCTAGTATTACGCCGACGAGTCTTGGCCTAGTAATCGGAACAAATGTACAAGCGTATGACGCAGATCTGACTACATGGGCAGGTATTACACCCGGAGCAGGAGTAGCAACTTTTTTAGCTACTCCCACTGTTGCAAACTTTAATTTAGCACTTTCTGATGCAGATGTTGCAACGGGCGGAGGAACCGCAACTGGAACTAACACAGGCGACAACGCAGCCAATTCAAGTATTACTCCTACAAGTTTGGGGCTAGTGATTGGCACGAACGTTCAAGCATATGATGCAGATCTCACAACCTGGGCGGGGATAACTCCGGGCACTGATGTAGCTACTGCACTAGCTGTTGCGGTCGGAACTGCCGGAGCAGTTATTCTTAACGGAGGCGCTTTAGGCACTCCTTTAAGTGGTACTTTAACTAATGCAACAGGACTTCCGGCAGCAGGTGTTACTGGCACTGCTCTAGTTGCAGCAGCAATCGGTACTACAGTACAAGCCTATGATGCAGATTTAACTACGTGGGCTGGAGTTACTCCGGGCACTGGCGTTACAGCAGCATTAGTACAAGACATAAACGCACAAGGAGCCCTCGTAACAAATGGGGGGGCGCTTGGTACGCCTAGTTCAGGTACTTTAACTAATGCAACGGGACTTCCTCCTGCTGGTGTTACTGGCACTGCACTTGTCACTGCCGCGATTGGCACTACAGTACAAGCTTATGACGCGGATTTAACGACTTGGGCAGGAGTAACACCTGGAACGGGTGTCGCAACCGCGCTCGGCGTAGCGGTAGGGACTGCGGGAGCTCCCGTCGTTAATGGAGGTGATCTGGGTACTCCATCAAGTGGTGTTCTAACAAATACAACAGGTTATACACAAGCCCCCGGAGATAATTCAACTAAGCTCGCAACAACAGCCTTCGTTAGTAATGCGGTGGCAGGTTTAGTATTTAAAGATGCAGTAATATATGCAACTACGGCCGCACTCCCAGCGGTTACCTACGCTAACGGAACACTTGGCGTTGGAGCTACGCTGACTGCTGACGCTAATGGGGCACTGGCAATAGATAGTGCTGCTCCTACGGCAAGTCAGCGTATTCTAGTTAAGAACCAAGCAGCAGATCTGCAGAACGGTATTTATACCGTTACGGACGCAGGTTCTGCAGGGACTGTCTTTATACTTACGCGGGCAACGGACAACGACCAGTCTGCTGAATTTATTACTGGTTTTCAAGTCCTGACTACAGCTGGTACAGCTAATACTAATACGACCTGGACATATAATGGTACATCCAGCCCTACAATGGGCACAACGTCGCTCACGTTTGCACAGTCTTCTGGCGTAAATTCATACACAGCAGGAAATGGATTGACTCTAGCTGCTAGTCAGTTCGCCATTGATACTGCAGTTACAGTTGATAAAACAACCGCACAAACACTAACGAATAAGACACTAGCTTCGCCTACAATTACGGGAACAGCAACGGGTAGTATTTCGGGGAATGCGGGGACGGTGACTGGACTTGCTGTAACAGCAGGTCAAACTTTAACCGTAACGACTGGAGGTACTATTGGGTCAGCTGCTTACACTGCGTCAACTGCGTATGCAACTACAGCGCAGGGCGCAACCGCAGATGCGGCTTTACCGAGTGCTTCTTTTACTGCCGCTAGTGTGACCGGAAAACTAATTACAGGTTTTGTCTCAGGCGCGGGAACTGTCGCAGCAACTGATACAATTCTTGAAGCTCTTAATAAACTTGACGGTAATGTAGCAGGAAAACAAGCAGCAGGTTCTTATCAACCTTTAGCTACTGTTTTGACTGACACTACAGCAGCGTTTACTACTGCGCAAGCCACTAAACTTAGCAACTTAACACCAACAACTGCATTGACTGTAAATACAGGAACAGTTACACTTGTTGGAAATGTAGCTAACACATCTTCTTTGACCTTGCCGGCGGGAGCATTGACACTTGGCACGGCCGCCGCGGCTGCTACCGGCGACTTTGCAACGGCTACCCAAGGCAGTAATGCGGACACTCATGCGGGCTTGAGCACTACCGCACATGGAGGGATCGTTGCAAGTACAGACGCACGACTAACCGACGCAAGAACTCCCACGGCCCACGCACACGGAAATGTGACAAACACTGGATACATAGGTTCAACTGCAACTCTTCCTATTATTACTGGAACTGCTGGGATACTGCAAGCTGGTTCTTTCGGAGCAACTGCCGGAACCTTTTGCGCAGGTGACGACGCACGTCTAGCGGACTCGCGCAACGCAGCAACTGCAACAATCGTAGCAGATGCAACTAACGTAACTTTTTATCCTACGTTTGTCTCCGCGGTAACAGGAAACATTCCGATTAAAGTAGATGGAAATCTCACGTATAATCCAGCAACAAACACATTTACTGCAGGTGTTTTCGCCGGAGCAGGGACGAGTCTGACTGGAACTGCGGCAAGTCTAAGCATCGGCGGCAATGCAGCAACAGCTACAAGCTTAGCCGGAACACTTGCAGTTGCAAATGGTGGTACAGGTATTACTTCTTTCGGTACCGGAATTGCTACGGCACTCGGAGTTAATGTAGGAACAGCGGGGTCTTTCGTCGTTAATGGAGGCGCGTTAGGGACGCCCTCAAGTGGGACACTAACGAACTGTACGCTTCCCTTATACACAGCCGCCTATGGAAGTGCTGTTGCCCGGACATTCACTGCGAAAAATTCTGATATAATCAGTGTGCTAGACTTCGGCGCTAATACAACGCCGGGGACTACTGATATGCGAACCGCTTTTTACAATGCGCTGGTAGCGGGAGATGATATCTTAATCCCTGCAGGAAACTATCGGATAGCTTCTGCACTGACGGTAACAACTGCGAAGACTCTTCGGTTCGCTTCCGGTGCGTACTTGACGGTAGATTCTGGGATTACAGTGACGGTTAACGGTTACGTAGTCGCGCCGACAGAAGCGAATATCTTCCGTGGAAGTGGGACCGTTACAGGGATTTCAGAGGTCTGGCCTGCCTGGTTTGGGGCAGTTGGGGATTGGAATGGATCTACTGGGACTGATGATCAAGCTGCACTGACTCGTTGTACGACTAGTATCGCGGGTTCTGCGAGTTCAGTTAATCGAAAGAACTTAGTGCATTTGGGCCGGAAGGTCTATTGCTTGGCTTCTCCCTGGGTTATTAACATGACGGCGACTCTGGGTATTTCTATCCAAGGAGAAGGCAGTTTACTCGGCGAAGGCAGCGGCCTGTTAGCACTCACTAGCTTTAGTTACACTAATGGAGGTGTTATCGCGATTGAAGGTAATGTAACTACTAGCTTCTCCATGAGTGGCTTTGCAATTGAACGTGCAGCCGCGGGGACTGGTTACGGACTAACAATCAACTTTGCAGGACAGACTAACTTCTTACAAGGAATGAATTTATCTGAGTTCTCTGATCTAACTATTGCGAACTTCTCGACGGGGATTCAAGTCAACCGTGCACGCTTACTAAGCTGGCACCGGGTCTTCGTATGGTGTGACGGAATCACAGCCTCCACAACATATGGAGTACATATCCGTGATTTACTTAGCGGAACGGGCAGTGGTTGCGGAGATATGACCTGGACAGAATGCCAATTCGTATCACACTATGCGGCCGGAGTTTCTAACTACGGCGTGTTTATGACAGCTTCTACTAGCAATGGGCTGTACGGAATTCGCTTTGATAAATGTATCTTCTATGCGGCTAAGTACAACATCTGGGTTGACGCAGCTAACAATGGTACGATTGTCGATCTTTGGATTACCGACTGTCAATTTGATGGTCCGCAAGGAACAGGTATTTATTTGAATCAGGCAGGAGCTTCTTCAACTGGATGTCTCTCTGATGTACACATCAAAGGATGCTTTTTTACAAGTGTTGCAGATAGTTTTATTGTCGGAGTAGCTGCATACGCCAGTCATCTAAGTGCTATCACAATCACAGATTGTTTCGGGGTTACTACAGCTAGCGCTGCCGGCATTATTATGAGTGCAACGTCAACACTGAATATCGCCAATAATGTCTGGTCTGATGTAGGCAATGGTACTAACGCAGGGATAGCTGTAGATAATGGACTTAAAACGAATATTATTGGAAATAACTTTGGGCCCGCTTACCAAGGCACAGGAACTGGAAGCTTTACTTACGCGGTGAGCATCACTGGAGCCTCCTCTGATTGGGTGGTGGTACAAGGTAATAACAGTGGAGGGCAAGCAACGACCGCCGCAGTCTACGACGGTATGTCCCTCACAAACAAATCAATCACTGGCAATATCTAACTGGAGTAATTAAATGACTGATACAACTTTTGTAAACCAAGACTCGAATACGCCAATTGTAGCCTCTTGGCTCAATGACGTAAACATAGCAATCTATCGCGTGCTAGGAGCCGCGGGCGTATCTCCCACAACTGCTGCGCAAGCATTGACTAATCTTAGTGCTTGGAGTAAAGCGGAACTTGCGGCGACTGCCCTCACGCCTACTCCTGTGCAAGGTGCTGGGTATATTGGCTATCGGAATCCTTATGGAGATACAGGAACAACGGTACAAGTTCGTGAGCAAAACGTACTGTATGCGTCAGACTTCGGCGTAGGAACTAACATCACGATTGATGAATCTACGCATATTCTTGCGGCAGTCACGGCCGCGGCAGCTGTTGGAGCAACACTCGAATTTCCTGCCGGCGGCTTTACGATCTTGACTCCAATTGTGTACGCAGGTACCGGGAATACAGCATTGACAATCCGCGGACAAGGCATGGGTAACACAATCTTCTACGCCGGCGGAGCGGCAGCTGCCGGGAACTTTGAGACGATCTTTAAGTTTACTGGGATGAATTATCTGACGATAGAAGACTGTACTTTCGATGGGCAAAATACTCTTACAACTCCTTCGACTACATCACTGGTTGGAATTGCAACTAGTTCAAATGTGACAGTGCGTCATTGCGCTTTTATTAACACCTATCGACTAGGGCTTGCGGTTAACGCCGGCTCTAACTACAACATCCATAATAATGTTTTTACAAAAACAGGAACAGCTGAAGGAACCTATCACAATGAAGCATTCTTAGCTAGTACGGCGGCTGGAACTATCGTTAGATCGTTCTTTACGGATAACATCTGTAATGGTTGGGCTACTGAATTTTCTGGCAGTGAATGGCAAATTACAGGAAATATTATTCACTCCTTTGGCTATGGCGGTGGTATTACTATTGAAGATGATGTAAACACTACACGAGTTCTTATCGACTCTAACATCATTTACGGCGGCACAGGAATTGATGAGAACCTGACACAGCCTGCGGGAGTAGAATGCTGGGCTCCTTATTCGATGATTAGTAATAATTTCTGTTACGCGAACTCGAATGCGGGTATTGCCTTTGGAGGGCTGTCTACAGTCGTCACAGGTAATCATTGCATGTCGAATGGGACCTACAATAATACAGGCTCTGGCATCGGCGCACTGATTAACGGAGCTGGAATATCGCCGGATTATTCCGTCGTAACTGGAAATGTGCTGATTGATCCAACTGGCACGTACCAGCGCCACGGTTACTCGGAACAGGTCGGAGGTACTTACGTAGGCATGGTAGTAGCAGATAATGTTGCGAATGGAAACTTTACAGCGGAGTACTCCTTCTCAACTGCATCTACGCTAGGCGCATTCAGAGGGTCCAACTATGAAGCAGCTACTACATATGACTACGGTCCTATCGCCGCTGGAGTAACAGTAGCGGCTCCTACAATTACAGTTCCTGGAGCAGCCCTTGGCGATTATTGCGAGATTAGTTGTTCGCTAGACACGGCGCAACTTCGTTTAACAGGTTATGTATATGCTGCAAATTCAGTCCAGGTGCTTGCAACGAATACAACTGCTGCAACCTCGATTGATCTAGGCAGTGCAACAATCTATGCTCGCGTAACCCAACGGAGACCTTGATGGGCTGGTTACCTAAATTCTTCCCCGGCGCTTGGTGGCTGTACGCAGCTGCTGAGGGGATCGCATTCGCATCAGGCGCCAGTGGTGCTTGGTATCTTCAATCACTGCGCGCAAGCGCAAGGGAGAATGATCGTGCGCAATTGCAACTGGCTACCGAACGGGAATGGGCAAAGAACAATGCCAAGAAACAAGACACCATTATTGCGGCTCAGAACGCTGGTAAGGTTCGTGAGGATCAGTTGCGGGCTGCTGCTAATGGCGCTCGGCTCGGTCTTGATGGGCTGCGGGACGCCGCCGTTAGCTCCTTGCTTGCCGCAAGTAACGACCTCAAAGCCTGTGCTGCACACGGAGCCGCCCAAAACGTCGTATTCCTTGAGTGCGCAGACCGATATCGAGCGGTGGCGGCTGAAGCTGACCTCTGGACAAACGACGCCCAAACCTTAGATGAGGCTTGGGGGAAGTAGCTCTACTTCAATACCCATTCATTAGTTGTTTGTTGATCAAAGTATAAAGATTTGATCGTCGGGTCAGCAACCTCTGTCGTCACGAATCTCCAGTGACAAACAGTGCATACGCGAATCCTATGCACTTTTTCTCCTAGCGTTGCCGTCGTGCTGACCTTCGCCGGTGCCTTGCATTGGGGGCATTCCATCAGAGATCTCCTTTGTTTGCGCGTAATATCCCGTCATAATTCGCGCGTTAAATAACCGTGTCAGGTGTAATCTTACATGCCGACGGAGGGATTGGCGGCGAATCATAGGCAGTTGTTGCACGCAACATCATACCATTAGCAGTGTTGACGATTTGAATCTGGCCGGAGTTAATCGCACCCTGGAGAATCCCTTCGAAGTCGCGGAAGTCCGGGAAGTAAACATGGATCATCTTGTACGCGTCATGATAGGTAATTGTACCCTTGCGACGCACGAAGTCGATGAAGCGCTCTGCCTGCATGGAGTCTTCGGTACGGCCAATGCGAGAGAACACTCGGTGCATGTCGGCCTCAAGATCCTCGAGCATCTGATTCGCGAGCTGGAGATCTTCCGCCGTAATGACGAGGGAGTCTCCTCGTGATGCACTCAGCACCATTGCGACCTTGTGCATATGGGTCTGCTTGCGGGCGGCGTAGCCTTCCAGCATCTGATCGTCCATTCGTGACGCAGCATCTTTCCAGAACGCTTCGTACCAGGCACTGCCCCAGGCTCGCGCGTCCTTAGTGATGACGTAAGGACCGGTGAGCATGGCAATCTGCTCGAGATCTTGGATTAGTTTCGTACGGAGTTCCTGGTCGCCCTGGCCGACTTGCTCATCGACGTAGGCGACATACCGCTCCTTCGTATCCCCGTAGACAAAGATACAACGGGAGGATAATCCCCCGCCGATCATTGCTTGTGGCATGTTGTCAGCAATCCAGTGAGGAGTTGTACCAGCTTGGAGATTGATCCAGGGAGCTTCGATGATATCGTTCCCACTCATCTTGGTGATCTTCTCGTAGGTCTTCTTCCCGTCCCAGAGCTCGATGAGAAGGTTAATCATTTCCTTGTCTTGAAGATTGAGGAGGGAGCCGAGCTCGGAAGCAACAAGTGTCAGTGGGCTCATCGGGTGCCATTCGGCTTGATATTCAAAAGACTCAGAAGCGCCGGCGAAAGCTGTAACGAGAGCTTGCCATGTAATAGCGTTAGGCCCGAATTTAATTCCCGGGACTTGCTTGAGTAAATCAGTTGAAATATCAATTGTTGTTGACTTAGCGATAATACCGGGAGGTCCGACAAAGATAATGTAGAAACTTGGGTACCAGCAGAACCGTCGCATGTCAATCCATACGCGTCTCCGCAAGCATCCGGCCACAGTTCCAACTGCGGACCAAAAGTGCATTCGTTTAGGGGCTTCTGTAACACTTGCATACTCCAGATAAGCTGGCAACCAGTCCTTGAAATTTCTAGACATTTGACCACCGTGTCCCAGCTAGTATATGCCCAACTGTGCCAAGTGGGATTCCTGAGATATGTGAAATATTTTGATAAGATAAAGCTAAAGATCGAAGACCTCGAATATGTGCTACAACTTCTTCGTTTATAACATTTTTATTCAGGCGACCTTTTCTAGAAGCGTCTTGCATATTTACTTGCTGATTACCTAAGAATAGATGTTCAGGATTCACACAAGAAGGCTCATCACAAGTATGTAATATATTAAGTTTAGGTGGCACAGACCCTTTATACAGAATCCAAGCAATACGTGTTGCATATACAATTTTGCCTTGGTAACTAATTTGAGGGCGAGGACTTCTAGAGCCTCCATGCGCGCCAGTCCAAATCCAACAATGCTTTTCATTTTCTGCCCACTTCTTATCGAAGCGTATTTTAAGTTTTTGCATTACTGACAATCTCCCCAGGAGACTGGAGACGTTTTGACTCCAGTAGGAATTATTAAAGGTGGGTCGTAAGGAATTTCTATACGCGAATACTTTTCCATTAAAGGCAACAGAGTTGCGAGTCTGTGCGTAGGTATTTGCCCGGCCAAGCTGTCGTGAACTTGCAACAAAACCTGTACCTCAGGGATATTTTCATAGAAGCTAGTCCAGATGCGATTGATGAGAATACCGACGGTTGATTGCGGAACCCAGGCGAGCGCTTCCGGGAGGAGCGCTTCGAGCCTGTCGAAGATGTACCAGCGATATCCCCACTTGTTTTCGATGAATCGGTACTTGTTGATCTGGTCAAAGGTTCTTCCGTGCCAGGCTCTAATCCCAGGATGTGCACCAAACCAGTACTTCTGTGCCACATCAATCTCATGCACTGTTCTTCCAGTGTGTGCTGCCACTGTCTTAGCGCCTCCGCCGTAGTTGGTTGCATGGCAGAAGACTTTGGCAAACTCCCGAGCATGCTTGAGAGGTGTGCGGTGCAGCCAGTAATTAGGGTGTGTTTCAACTAGTTCCTCCAGTGGTGGTGGTTCACGTTTGGCGACGAGGCAGGCATTGAGCAAGTGCATGTCCACGCCTTGGAGCATGGCGGCTATCCATTCCGGTTCATTGGCTTCACGAACCACGACTTGCAAGTCCGCTCGGTCCAAGTCCATATCGAAAAAAGTAAACCCAGGATCAGGGCCGTACATGCTGCGAATATTAGGAAGAGTGAAATCCATGCTACCGCGAGCAGCAGCTTTGCCTGACGACTTACTCTTCTCAGAAGGGATGGTTTGGAGATTGCCGCCGGACCCAAAAGGGTTCTTGGATGAAGAAAGTCTGTAGCTGTATGGCGCTGATTTTCCACCTGCATCTCCTGCTATGTTAAAGGAACAGCGCATCCGTCCGTCCTCATCAAGAGGCATCATGACGAAGTCGCCAAGGAATTTATTGAGAGTACGAATATCTGCGATGGCGTTGCAGAGAGGCTTGATGAGGGGCTCCTTCGCGGCGAGTTTGGACAGGGCCTCGTCGTCGCAGGTTGGACTCATCTTCGTCATGCCGCCGACTACAGTGCGCTTGTAAATTACAGGTTGTTTCAGGTCGTCGTAAAACAAGGCCTGCATCTGTTTCGGAGAAGACGGGTTGACTGAGTGGCCGAGGACTTGGTGAAGGAATGCTTCACGATGGGAGAGTTCCTCCTGAATGTCGAGGGCCATTTGGCCTTTGATTTCCGGGCGGATATGGACTCCGAGCAGCATGGCGCGAAGGACAGGATAGAAGAGTTTCTGCTGGTGCGCGTCAACTTCTGCGAGCTTCATCTTGCCCGCTACGTCCTGGAGTACCTCGCCAGCTTCTCGCGTGTAAACGCAATCCTGGAGGTTGTAAGTCCAGCGTTGTTCCTCGGGTACGTCGGACGCGATCTTACCTTCATCCTTCCAGTAGATGTAATGGTCAGCGTACATGGATGCGATAAAGGCCAGTCCCTTAGGCAACGCACAGAACACAGAATGCTGCGTTATCATCGTGTCCTGGCCGCCGTGAGGGATAAAGTGCCAGTGACGGTAGACATACTGTGCGTCGTAGAGACCGTTCTGCCAGCGAACGCGGACGTTGGAGTCCGTAAGGAGTAAATATAGCTCAAAACAAATATGCGCCTCATCTTCTTCATTCCAGTAACCTTGAGGCTTTCCTCTGGCCATGAAAGGAATACAGATTGCGGCTGTACGCGACCAGGAAAATCCTATACAGTCTATATGACCTGCCCGAGTTTCAATATCAAAGTCAAGCCAGATAGGGCTAAGAGAAGATTTCGCTGCTATTTGTAGCATTTCAATCACAGTCAAAACCTGATGTAAGTCAGGCCGGACAACAAACTTCCAGTCCGGCCTGTTATCGTAGCTCCGACTCGTCATATGGCGCTTGACTCGACGAAGATCACTGAGCACTACCGCGCGTTGTGGCCACTCGCGAAGGACTGCGCCGGGGGTGAGCGTGGGGATAACTTTGGGCTGCTTACCGCCGCCGAGAAGGGAACCGCGCCACTTCAGCACTCCCCAATGGCCGGTCAGTGCCCACAGTGCTAGGTTCCCCATAGCGATAATGATGTTCGGCTGGACCATCTCGATTTCAGTCAGGAGTTCCTTGTACCCATCGTGGATGTGATAGGTGCAGTACTTGTCGCGAAGGAGGGAATGATGCTGCGTTATGTCCTTCTTCTTCAGCGCGATCCAATTGCCGAGAGCGCCGTTTGGCGGGCGCTCTTTGCAAGCGAGGGTGACGTAGCATTCACTGCGCATGATACCGACCTCGTGGAGCATCCTGTTCAGCTCCATGCCGGCACCACCGTCGAAAGGAACGCGATCACGCTCGCCGGGAAACTCCCCGACGATCATGATTCGAGTAGGGATAGGGCCTTCGCCGCGGATTTTCATAGCCCAAGACTCAGATCGAGTTCCTGTTGCGCACGAAGTCCTTGAATTCGTTCCAGTGCAATACCGTAACTAGCTTGGTCAAGTTCCACGCCAGTCGCGCGGCATTTGAGAGCGTGAGCGGCAGAGAATATTGGGCCTGATCCACAGAAGGGATCGAGTACAGATTGTCCAGGGAGCAATGTCCGTCGAAGAAGATCTTCAAACAAGGCCACTGGCTTCTGGGCCGCGTGCCCAAGATTAGCATCGGGTGCATAGGCCATAAGATCGGGTGCCATTTTTAACACAGGCCTCTTACCTTTAACCGCATACAGCATGGTCTCGAATTTACGTTGTGGTCCATGTTCAGGCCAAGGGGCGCGCATTCCGGAGGGCTTGTGCCAGATCAGGGGAGTCCGGAAAACCCACCAGCCGGCAGCGGAGAAGGATTCCTTCATTAGAGGGAACCAGTCAATGTCACAGAAGCAGTAGAGGTGTGCCTGTTCCTTCGTTACGCGGAATGACTCCGGAGCCAGAACCCCGAGGATTTGCTTAAAGTTTTCGGCGCTGTCGACGTACCCATGAGCACCGGCGGCAAGACCCCCCGAGTCTCCAAATTCATCTGCTCCCATACCATAAGGTGGATCAGTGAGGATGCAATCGAATTGACCGGCAGGGGTAGTACACAGCCACTCGAGAGAGTCTCCGTGGATGATGGTGTGGAGATCCGCGGTGAACGTCCGCCCGACACTCGCGCCGAGTTCCCGGTGCTTCGTGGCGGTTTCTGCCTTGCGCAAAATCTTAAAAGCTTCATCGACGGTCTTCGCTGCCGAGACAAGGGGATTACCCAGGTGCTTTGCAACGATAAGTTCCCGCCGCGTTGTCTCTTGATTGACACCTTCGGAGCTACCCCGGACCTCGAGAGATAGGTCAGCCACAGTAGGTGGAACGGCGCCAGTTTGCGCGGCCTGCGCTGTACGGAGGGCGGAGAGGCGGGAGTGAGCCGCAGCCCGTTCTTGCCAAGTAAGGTTCTCACGATGTATGTTCTCCGAAAGTTCAGCTTCCTCTGCCGCCAGGGGGTCAAGGTCGCTGAGAAGGGTGTAGGGAATAAAGTCAGCCCGAACAAGTTCTCCATCGTAACGAATCTGACCGCCGAGTTCGTAAATGTCCTTGATTGCGCGAAGGCGCCGCTCGCCGGCGACAAGGTAGTAATCTTCTCCTACGATCCGCAGGATTGGTGCATGAAGAAGCCCTTGGTCTGCAATAACTTCCCCGAACTCGCGGAGTTTCCCTTCGTCGAAGTGTTTTCGTTGGCGATCTGGAGCAAGTTTGATAGCGTCAATGTGGATGAGTTTCATTTGTGGATATAGTTAAATAAACGCCGGAGGAAATAGCTCCGTACTAACGAGACTAAGGTGAAGATGATTCCTATGGCGACATTGGAGGACATAGGAATCACGATGTTGAATAGAGGGAAAACGAGGATCTGCGCACCGAGAGCGACTCCGTAGCCAAGGAGAATGTTGGCTAGGGATTCGAGGAAGGACTGGAGGCGGGTTTGCATAAAAGGCGGGGTACTCGCTGCACTGGCTCTGGGGGATAAAAGGTCCCTTACATCCAGCATCCGCTTTCCCCCTTGATTTATCAGCTCGGCAGTACGCTACCGACACGTTCCTGGATCGCGTCCTGGTACAATTCGTGATTCACGCGAACCTTAACGGTCTTGCCCTGTAGTTGGCGCCAGGACCATGGTACGCCTGGAACATTCGTGCCAGTTGCATCACGATAGTCCTTCTGCCGGCGGTTCTTGCCCTTGCTGTTGTCCAGGCCGCCTGCGTCTGTCAGGTCGAGGAAGGCCCGGTCAGTCAAGGTCAGCTCGGGCGGCAAGCCCATGCCCTGGACTGACGAAGGAACCTGAATCCGCAGTGGGATCAGCATGGAAATCCAGGGCTTGCCGGCGTTGTCGCCTTTGCCGATGGTGCCGCTATCCGTCTTGATCTCCCCGATCACGGCGAGGTAGAGGCCTCCGCTGTCATCAGGATTTTCCGTCGGAAGCGGCGGGCGCTTTTCGTTGACTTCATTCACTTGTGCGTCAAGAAACACATTGGGGTCGAAAGCTGAGGTCATAGACCTACTCCTATAAGGTTGAATTGGGGGCATTTAGCGTAGTCCCCGATCACGCATCTGACTCAAAGATAAGTTGTTTCCCGCTCCATTACGCGAAGCTGGATTTCGAAAGACTGAAAGGGAGCGCCAGAAGTTTTGAGAACTTCGATGATCCGAGCGAGGAGCTGCTTCTGGGTGTAGCCGGCAGGTTGGGGGAGCTTCATGCCGACAGTAAGCATGGTGCGAGTTTTCTTGCTCATGCCACACCCCCACTTCTCTTCGCCCACACATCCATGATCTGGGCGAAGTCGGGAGTTATCTTGCTCCGATAGCCGAGCGAGCGCGTCTTCGTATCCACTCCATAAGCCGCCGTGTCCCAATAGAACTTATCCGCTTCCCTGGTCGTATAGATCACGTCGCTGAACAGCGTAGGGATTTCCGTCGCCAGGGCCTTGCCAATGGCCTTAATCATCACCTTAGTAGATTGAGTCACCGCATCAGTCTCCCGATCCACGTGCGCAGTCATGACGAATGGACACTCCATTCCCTGAGTGCAAAGGCGAAGGAAGTTCATCAGGTTGTTCTGCGCGACGCCATAGTCGCCGGGACTGGCCATAGGACGTGAGCCGATCTGCATCTTCATGGCGGCATTGGAGGTCTCAGTCAGGGAATCCATCACGAAAATTCGCTTGGAGGTAAACGCGTCAATCGGTCCAAGCTCCTTGCCAGTTCGGTCATCCTTGAAGTTCGAGCAAGACTGGAGGATCTTGAAGAATGCGTTGTTATCTCCGCCGCGATTACCGTCGACAGACTTGGCGAGTGCTTCATAGGACAACTTGCCTACGTTATCAGCAGTATTCATCAAGGCCTTGAGAGAGATTGGCCGCGTTGACTGCTGGTGCCAGTAGACGCAAGCCGGCGGCTCTTCATTCTTATCCCGGAAGTAGCCGAGGAGAGTTTCAAGTCCTTGCTCGGTGAAGAGAACGGCGACTTCGAATCCGTTCTTCGCGGCCCAATCACAGAGGGTTCCGATGGCGTAGGTTTTGCCTGTGCCGCCTAAGCCCATCAGGCAGACTTTGGGGCCGTAAAGGGTTTGTTTGTCCTTGGTAGGGACGGTTGCTATATTCATATCAAACTTTCATAGTAAGCAAGATGCACGTCCAGTTCCCTTGCTAGGCATTCTTCGGACAGTGTAGCTAAGTTATATTTCAATTCACCGCGGAGCAAGGACCCTTGGACGTTCCAAGGGTCTGGATGCTTGCGGCAGCTTTGCGTCACGGGACGGAAGGGCTGTTCCTTTCCTCCACTAACGATGATGACTCTGGCCCAGATTTCTCCGCACTCAGAGCAGAAGTAGGCGGAGGACATCCATCCCCAGGAGTCGTCGGGCTGAGAGGCGTAGGAGAAAGGCCCGAGACAGCGGTCTTCGCAGATGATGTAGCCTTTAGGCATGAGCGTTCTCCGTAGAGGTCGGGGACGAAGAAGATGGTCATTCGAGGAACTCACGAGCAATTGCGGATAACACTTAGCAGAAAGCGGAAGTCGTGCAAGCAAAAGACCTGCGCAAACTAATAAGATGGCTATACCGACGGCTATAAAGTAGCGCATTTGTAAACCTCGAAAGACTTACGCGCGCAACAAGCTTCAAAGAAATCTTTACCTTGGTACAGCGTTTTCTGCTTGCCCTCTGCGCGGCCTGTGGCGATCCAATTGCGATGCGAGGCCTTGAAAGATACACCAGCAATTCCAGTTTTATTATTCTGAAACATACCTCGGTTATTGTTTTGCTCCGTCGGAGTTGCCCAGCGACAATTATCTTTCGAGTAACCGAGACTGTTATTTTTACGGTCTAGCCAAAAACCTGGAGGTGCGATTCCCATGTCAGTTTGAAAGACTACATAAGATTCCCAGGCGGGATCATAAGTAATATCCAATTGATAGTAATAAGCAGCTTTTGAATTGGCTGGATTATTACAACGGTCTTTCATGTGTTGCCAAGCATTATAAGTTTTTAAATCTTTCAACATTTTCAATCCTCCAGTACAGTTTCGGTGCGTGCAACAGGATCCCACTTGCGTCGTTGAAACTGCTGTTCTAACAATGCAGTTGGTTCACGCATTTGGCACACAGACTTAAATGGACATCCTCCGTATTCAGCGCAAGCGTGGTCTAGATTCCAATCCCAATATCCTGATTCCCAAGCTTGAATCATGCGTTTAATATCACGGATAAGTTGCTCATACCAACGATCTATCAACCACTGCGGGCGATAGGTTATCGCTTGCAAAGTATCGTATTTCGTTTTCAAGATTGATACGCCACGTACTAGAAATCCATCCAGTTTTATCCCAGCTCGGGCGGCTCCCCACACATAGCCTGTAAATTGTGAACGGAGGTCCCACTGCCTCGGCCAGGACGCACCTAATTGTGAAGTTGTTTTGTCATCCTCGCCTAAGTGCATGTTTTCGAACTGACACATCATGTCCATGCGGCCTGAATAGAGGAGAGGTTCTCCGCTGACAGGATGATTGATCTCCAGCGGCTCGAGGAAGGAGAACTCGATTCCGCGCTTGCCGCCGGGAAGGGTCATGGGGATCGCCTTGTCTTCGCCGAGACGGTATTGAGAGAAGTAGTATTCCAGGGCGCCGGCGGTACGTTCCGCGGACTTCGCGGATTCGGGAGGGCAATCGAAGTTGCCGTAGGCCTTGAGCAGCGCGCCTACTCCGATGGCGATGGAGTCTTCCGGCGACTTCCCGTCGATGTAGTAGGCGACGCGAGCTTTCTCTATCCCGGTAGCGTAGGATGCGCCGGCGTGAAGGTGGATGGACTGATCGCGTAACTTCCAGTGGTCGATGAATTCGAGTTGCGCCTTGCGCGGACACGACTTGAACGCGGCCATAGTGGTGCTGTCGAGAACAGTGGGGAAGGGAGACTTCATTTGCAGACCGCCTGAATTTCAAGCGCCGACTTGTCTTTGAGAATTTCGATGCAACGTAGTTGGCGATAGCTGCTACTCGTAGCTATAACCAACAAGAAAGCCAAAAACAGACAAGCGACAATTACAATCGCTTTGAGATTTTCATCCATAACTAACTCCTTAACTCGCGGAGAAACTGCTCCGCACAGAATTCTTTACAGGTCCGCCAGTTCATCCAGCATATCTTCCTGGCTCGGCGCAGCTACCCTAGGCGCAGTACGCTTCGCCGCGGACGCAGCTACGGCGGCGGATAGGCGCCCAGCGCGGAGGTGGACGATTGCTTCTTTCATCTCGTCAAGGGTGAGAGTCCCTTCAGCGGCACGTAGGCGCCAGGAGGCGATCTTGGACTGTAACTCGAGGGGGATAGGACTACTCATGATTTGATTCCAATAAAGGCTTGAGAACTGCGACCGCTTCCGGCGACCCGTGGATGATGAAGGCCCCTGGGATCGACCCCGCGAACGGAGCCAGGTCCAGGGAATGCTGACTGAAGTAACCCCGGAGCAGATCGACCATGAAACGGGAGAAAGCTCCGTGAGGGATGCGGCCTTCGAGTTCGCTGTACAGATGAGCGGAGAGCTGAGTGTACAGAGGAAGCGGAAGCGCCACATTTAAAGGTTGCGAAGGGATTAGGTTAGGCGGGCGGCTCATCTCGCACCCCTTGCCGCCAGGACTGCGCGGGCGAATGCCACGAAGCGCGCGTGGGTTGACGGATGTGGTTCTGGAGAGCTGGGTGTACCCGCATATTCCGTCTCAAGGCGTGCAACTCTTATTTCCTCGTCGCTCAGTTCCCGTTCTGACTCAACTTCAGCAGCATAGTTTTCTGCCGCTGAGATTGCCACTTCTTTGGGCACGGCTAGGGCTATGGTCACATAGCGCCCATCATCAAACAGAGCCGTTGCATTCCACCCTTTGCCGTCCACTCGCTCGCTAACCATGTAGGGCTTGCTCACCGATGCGCCACCATCACTCACTGACCAAATCAAGGTCTTTGGCTCCCGCGCTGGCTCGCTTGCTGGTTCCACCACGCACTCAATGCAAGAGCAGTGCGTGGTACCGCAGTTCACCGGGCGCTTCTCTGGCTCGTTTGCTGGTGGCTGTGGTGCCGCGATACCGATGCCAAATAACGAATCAGGCAATGTACCAGAGTGAACTGATTCTTTTGCCGTGAAGTGCAGTTTTCGTATCTCGCTTAGCTGATCCTCAAGAGCAAACAAAGCGCGCTCGCTTAAAAACCCGATGCGGATCACCATATCGTCCGACTGAATCGGAGGCCTTCCTTCCGGGTAATCTCTTGACTCTCCGATTTCCCTGCCTGCTTTTTCCTCTTCTGTGGCGAGTGTGATTATCAGCTCTGCACCCAAAGCAGGATCAAAATCAGCGCTGTGGTTTATCGCGTATAGACCACTTCCGAGAAGCGCGTAACCTTTCCAGTCGGGAACCAGCCTGTACCCTTCCGGCACGGCTGCGTTTGCTGGCGCGGATGGCTCCAGAACAGCTTCAAGCGCAGACGCCGTTAGTGGCAAAACCGTCCAACCATTTGCCTTATATTCATCAGCCAATGCCGAGCTGTTGGTTGGGAAAATGGAAACCTCTGGCAGCGTTGGATGCTGTTTGGCCACCACGAAATGTGTTGGCTCTCTCAGGGCCGCTCCGGCCTCAAGAGCGTGCCGTTTCCAATCGAGCAAGTCTTCGCGTGCGCCCTCGTAAGCATCACGATCTGTGCTTGCTGGCGCGGCACCGGCTGCGAGGTAGAGGGGCTCTACTTTTACGCCGGGGCGCACCTCTAAAGGTTCGACTTTGTTGAGGGTAGGGATTCTGTTATAGGCATTAGTTGCCAGTGAGTTTGTCACTTGCCATGCGGTCGGCTCCTGCTTTTCCAGCGCCGTGAGCTTGGCCTGGAGTACGTCACGCTCGTCAGTCACATCCGCAAGCTCTCTGGCGTGGAATTCCTTGGCTCTGGCGCTCTCGGCTTGCAGCGCTTTAAGGGCGTTGGCAGATTGGCGCGCAAGATCACGTAACTCAGCAGTGACGCCGATTTCTGCCACGCCTTCCAGCCGCTTGATCAACTCATCGTATTGTTCACTCATCATACTCTCCAAAAGGTACAGGTTCGGCATCTTCTTCCCCTAGCTGCTTGACTTCGTGGCCAGTCGCGAGGAGTTGAGAAGTGATGATGTTAGCGATCGCCTCCTCCGTGTCGCCCTCGACGGAGACTTCGGTCCAGTCGTCACGGGAAACGAAATGGAAGCGAGGACGTGCGAAAATCTTGATGGTCATGGAAGCACTCTCATATCGTGGCTCATTGCAGTCATGCCACAACGAGAACAAGTGACGCTCCAGCAACTTCCATCTCCAGACTCGTAAGGCTCACCGTCCCACTTATGTTCACAAGGACCTTTGCTAGTGCAAGCGCAGTAGCAAGCATTCGGATTGAAAGTGGTCTTCAAACCGTTAACTGGACAATCCAGTTCTTCGGCGATCTTCTGGATGCTTCTAAGCACTTCTTCGTTCCGCCTAATTCGCAAGGCTTCGAAATTAATTTCCGTAGTCATATCGGTTGTCCAAGTTGAGTTAATATTTCTTCAATCACTGCAGGCGCCACTTCCCGGCGAATATCCACGCCAACTGCCAGTGTCACGATACTCGATCCGCCGCCGAAGAAAGTCGGAGCAGCAAGATCGAGCCGCTCCAGCCGGCCTTCCCCGAAAGCAGCGTAAACTGCCACGTCGTGAGCGTGTACGCCGAGGCCGAGGAGCTTGACGAAAGGAATCGTGACGAGCTTTGTCTGTTTCCAGAGTCGCTTGGGCTGAGGGACTTCTTCGGGAAGCAGCCACCAGTCGCCAAGGATGTATTCGACAGCGGAGACGGGTGCTGCCTCAGCTTCCCGAACAAGCCGCCGAGCGGAGTGGTCTGTCTTGTGCGTGTATTCAGTAAAATGCCCAAGCAGCGTCTCCGTCTCTGCGTGAATCAGCGCGATCCCGCGACCCTTGGTCCAGTTAGCTAGATTGCGGTAGAGTCCGTAGTCTTCGGGTTCGAGGGGAGTCTTAGCTGCCTTCGGCGGCGAAGCGCGAACGGCGGCTTTCGCCTCCGCGTAGAGATCGTCGAGATCTGAGAAATCGGTCATAAGTTTGAGCCTTTCAGTGGAGGGTTAAGCACGCGGATTATTCCACCATAATCCGTATGATTAATTAGACGTGAAATCGCGCGATTAGTTCCGCAGTTCTACCAACTATTTCACGATCTGCGGTCGCGGGAGCGTGCCAGGGGAATTGATCCAGGCGACCCACTCGTTGTAGATAGGGAGGAGAGCTGGGTTGGCCAGGTATGCGAGTTTGAGGACTGCGGCCTCATCCCGACCCTTCCTCCACGCTCGCTGGTCGTCAGAGAACTCGTAAGTCCAGTCATGCGCTGCGCAAAGGGAGGAGAATTCAGCGGGAGTCATAGCCATGCCATCGCTTCAACAACGTCTTCACCTTTCGGCGTCAGTCTTGCACGGCCCCCACCATCTTCTGTCGAATGGTGTTCCACCAGCTCCGCAGGCATTGTCTTTTGCACTAGTGGATAAACCGCCGCACTGACTGGGCACCAGCCTTCGGCATTCTGTTGATTACGGGCGATGAGGCGAAGGAAATGTTTTTGTCCGCCATCTAATTTAATTGTAGCATTCATCTTGAGCCTTTCTCTGAGCCTTGAGAAGACTGGGGGAGGGACCTCTTGCGATCAGTCCCTCCCAATCCCGCCGGCAGCCAAGGCTCAATTCAAACTGCCGACTCGGAGATGGATGCGAGCAACCAGGTCTCCTAGTGCCTAGGCCCCTTCGTGAGGGGCAATACACTATCTTGCGTGTATCCAACTTCGTCCATCTAGAATAGACTCAATGGCTCCACGACTAACTCCATATTGTTTTCCAACTTTGATGCAAGCTGCCATTCGACTACTTGTTAACTCCTCTTGTTTAATTGCTTCGCGAATACTTGGAATTACAGCGGCAGTTAAAACTGATCTTCCGTGACGCCCTTTTTGTGCCATATCTTGCAAGTTAGCACGTTGATTTCCTAGGAATAAATGCTCAGGATTTATACAAGCCTTTACATCGCATTTATGCAGCACAAATAAACCTTTAGGAACCGCGCCACAGCACAATCTCCAGGAAACCCGATGTGCATTAACTCCATGAAATCTTCCGTACCCACTGCTGTAGTATCCTTTATTCCAAATCCAACAGCCTGCTTCATTTACATCATAATACAGATGTAACTTCTCTTTCGTTATCATAACAATCTCCAGCTAGACACAGCACTAAGCAGATTTGGCAGGACGGTGCTGAAGCGTCTTTTCGGGAGCTACCCTAGCCAGTCTGAAATAATTTCTAAAAAGCCCCCGAGTAGGGGCTTCATGCAAATTATTAAATATTTGCGAGTTCAGCGTCGGCGTCAACTGTTGCAGTTTTTGCCAATTTTGCTTCCTCCATTCTTTTAATGATAACGCCGGTTTTCGTCCCTGCGACGCGGAAGGAATCGTACAGCGCGCGACGAGTGAGACTCGGTTCGCCCTTGTCGTTGAGCGGCGAAGTGTCGATCTTCTTCTGCAGGTAGGCTTTGATCGTCGCCTGATCCTTACCGGTGGCTTCCATCAAGGCCAGGACCACTGTAGATGCGCCGGAAACGCCGCCGCCACCAGTTGCGCGCCCAGCACCCCACTTACCGGACTGGATCAGTGCATTCAGATCGTCAATTGCTAGAACCATGTCGTCTTCGCTGAGAGGCTTGTCTGCGCTTGTCGCCAGTTCATCGCCGAACTTTTGCTCGCCGCCGTGACCTGCGAAGCGAGCGAGCAGCTCGAGCGGAAGTGGAAGCAGTCGAGTTTCCCCGTTCCGAAAGTCCATGCGCACCGAGATCGCGCCGGATTGGATCTGCATCACGTCACCTTCAATCGCGATCTTCGACTCATCAATTACAGTCTCTTTGTTCACTTTCCGCTTGCCTGCGAAGAAAACCTTACGACCATCCGTCATCTCAACTTCGGTGTACTCGGTTTTTGATTTAACTGACTCTGTTGCCATTCTATTCTCCAGTTGGACCCTTTGAGCCGGCGGTCCAGTATTCCGTGCGTGGAAAACCCACTAGGGAGAGGAGACTCGCTCCGCTCCGTGGGAGGCTTTCAGAGAAGGTCGTTGAAGGCCTCGATAAGTTGCTCGGCGGCTGAGCAAGTATCTTCGATCCCGCCAAGGATCTCTTCGGTTTCGTCGCGTTTGGTTGACTCGTCTGGAAGTGAATCCAGATAATCTTGTTCTTCGTTGAGCAAGACTTCGAGCGCACTGTGAATTGCAGTTGCTTGCGCCTGCAATTTCTCCAAGGTATGCTGCATTGCTGATTTCATATTGAGCCTTTCATTAATTGGTTGAATCAATTAGACGGTTATTTTCCCGTTTAGTTCCGGAGTATTTCGCCGAATTCCCCGAACTGTGTTCCCGCCGAGCGTGCGCCCAAGCGTTCAGATGCGCTTCCCGGTCTGGAGGAAGGCCGCCAGAGCGCTCACGGTACTGCCCGATTGCCTGGGTGTAGAGGAGAAGCAGTGCTGCGTCTTCCTCGCGGAGTTCACGGGGAGTTTTCACTTCCGGGCCTCCAACATGGCGTCAGCAACTGCATAAGAACATCTTGCTAGGTACTGCTCTGATTTTTCATTTGACTGCATATTGAAAGCAGTCTGAGGTGCTACAATAGCCATCGCCTTCGCTGCGAAGTAATCGCGCAAAGTCATGCCACTGGTAGGCTCATACTCGTTTGTTGTATAGCCTGCCCTGTGCATAAGCTTTTTTCCGGGGTAAGCTGGTCCGCCTGTGTCTTCGGCGCTCATTTATGATGCCTCGGATAGCTCGCTTGACCAGCCGTCCACCGCGAGGGAAGCGCGAAAGCGTCCATTGCGCCTGGGCGAGTAGGAGTGTCCTTCGACGGCTGATACGTCGTCCGCTCGTAGATCGAAGGGACACCACGGGGCAACGCCGCGAAAGCACCTGTATGCCGTACTAGAGACTTCTCGTCTCGATCAATCCAGCTTGTCATTTGAGTACTCCTTCCGCCGCAGCAATGAGGCAAAAGAAAATGAAGCGTTCGTCTTGTGTTACTTTCTCAAACCAGTTCATTTCACATTCTCCTTTGGTTGTTCCCAGGTACGGACCGCTTCCAGCTTCGCCAAGGCGAGATGCCGGGCGAATTGTTCCTTGCGGATCGTGTAGTCTCGCTGTGCGAGTTCGATCTGTGCCTCTTCCCCGGCCATCGTAGCGAGTTGCTCTACAGGTACCGCGATGAAGAGATCGTTGAATTTGCGTAGAAGGTTCATCATAGCCACGTGAAGAGTAGGTACGCCAGGAAGAATCCAATCATTGCTGCGAGCGTTACATCAAGCAGCCATTCGTGGTGTCGAGGGTTCATGTGCTTGCTCCATATTGCATTTCCTGAGTGACGGTGGACCAAAAGTCGTGACCTTCTTCCGTAGCCTCCCAAGTAAAATTATACCAAAGTAGATTGGAGTCAGTTTCTTGCGCACAATAGTCCCGCTCGTAATTCTTCGCCGCCATCTCAGCGTAGACCTCCGGCAAGCCGGCCTTCACGCATTTGTGGTAGAAGTCAAGTTGATACTCATTCATTCTGAACCTTTCAAGTCGATCTGCGAAGTCGGCGGCAGACCATCGCCGTTACACGTTAGACGTAATCTGGATCAATTAGTTTCCAAGCTGTGCGCGTTATCCGTCGACTGAGTTTGATCTGGCTAGTACTCAAGGATAATCTTCGCATCGGACACCTGCACCGAGCTTGCCCAAGCGAGCTGAATATCTCTATCACACTGCACCAGCATCTCCTCCGTCCAGCCTTCCTTCTTCGCCAGCGCAGTGGAGGTTTCGTTAAAGATCTGGGCGAGTATCTTCAACGCATGCTGGCCTGGACCTGATCGTAGCTGCGTGATGATCTGGGCAAGGACCTTCGTCGCTTCGGCGGCCATTCCTGCTCCATACACCAGCGCGACCATCGCGCGACCGTACTTGCCAGCTGGCCCTCTCAGCTCTGGCGGCAGATCGAGAAAGAGGTCCATTCCTTGGTTAGTCATATTCAGTTCCTTTAAGTGTTGAGTTATCTTGCACTGCTGCTTTCGCAGCCTTCTTCCGTTGATACCAGAGTTTTGAGTACTCACAAGCAGCAAGACGTTTTGCTTCCAGTTCTTCTTCCGTAGGCGTTCGCTGGATCTTCGGCGGCAAGAGCGCCTTACGTTCTTGATACAGCGCAGCAGCTCGTTCCTTTCCGCCGCCTTGATGGTACTGCGTATGTAGCTGTTCCTTCCGCGCTTCACGGTAGTGTTTATGGTACTCTGCCGCAGCCTTCTCCACTCGTACCTGCGTAGGTTCTGCGAATAGATCAACGTAAGGAATACTCTTCAGCGCATCAAGAAACTTTGGATCATATCCTTTGAATTCACTCAGCTTCATCGCAAAAGCGCCTTGAGTGAAGTATACTGGACTGTACGCTTGCCCGTCGAGCATCTGTTTCAGTCCCTCTACATCAGCATCTCGGCGTGTTGCTTCTTCTCCTACAGGCGCGTGATGGCAATCTTTACACGCGAGATAAATCACATCTGCGAGGGTCTTTCTCATTCGATTCCCCTGACCTGCAGGATGCCCGCAGAACCAGCAGGTGGTTCCATGCACGCTAGAGTGTTCCTTCATCTTTCATCTCCTGTCTTGTTTGCCCAAGCTTCGCCAGCCCGCTCCCGCCTGTTTCATCGGGAAGATCTCCGCCATCAAGCAGCGAGATCGCCGGCTTCGGCGTTAATCTTTGATTCACTTGTTCTTGCGTCGCCAGCAGCCTCTGCAGTATCGCATCAGGGTCGTCCATTTGCTTCAGCCTTCCTGGCCTCAGCACCTTCACCGGTGGCGCTGCATTCAACCCTTGCCAGGTCTCTCCCCTCACAATACTCCCTATCGTCACCACCGAGACCCCGAAGCGCCGACAAAGCGACCTTTGCGATTCTCCTCCTTCCCAGGCCTCCCGAATCTCCTCCACCCGTTCCCAATCCAACTTAACTCCAGCCATAACGTCCTCCAAAGGTTGAAAACAAACAATAAACGAAACAACAATGAGCACCCCGCTTACGTAAACATCAGCCCCTAGATCATAGACTAGGACTAGAGTTCGAGGGAACTCTCTCTATGGTATTAAAAAAAAACTGTTTAGACAAACCCTATAAAGGGTCTAAACAATCTAACGCGAATTGTTTACGTAAGCGGGGTCGCTCTTGTTGTTTCGATCGTTGTTCATTGTTGTTTGACGTTAACCTGACCGAAAAGTTCCCGCTCATTTGAAAGGAATTTGAACGGATTGTCAAAGGAATTATGCAAACATAATCCGCTCGATTTATACGGGCCGACCGTGATTTTCCGATGCCCCGTACACAATTCGCGAACGGACGCGAACGGACGCTGATTAGCCCCATCCATGGGCATTTTGACGCCCCGATTTCAATCAAACCGGGCCGCCGAATTGTTCACGCAGACTATCCCCTCGGCGCGACCATCTGCGTCATCGCCATCAATTCGGCAATATCCGCCTCGGCTTTCTCGCCGGCAATCACCGAGTATTCCACGCCGCGCGCCTCGGCGAGCTTGGCCCAGATCGGATTGATGGCCGGCTTGCGCGGGCCGCTGGCTACGCGAACATTCCAGTCCGTTGCGCCCCCCTGATAGTAATCGCCCAAGGCCGCCACCTCCACTCGCCGCATCGCCTCGGTGACCTTGTAACCATTGTCAGCGGATTTTTGGATCGCGGCTGCATCGCCCAGGCGGTGGCACATGGCGAACGGGATCGCGTGCGCTTTGATCTCCGGCGCCAGCTTGTCGCAGTCTATAACGTACGCTGGCACGTTATCATCGAATGTAAAGGTAACGATGTTACCATTGATTGTCTTCTTCATATGAGCCTTTCGTTGGTTGCCAGCGTCATGTGCTGGTACACGTTGGACGCAATCCCAGCCACAATGTTCCCATTGTTACAAACAGTTACATGTCGCTGCGTTGTGGTGCATCCATGCGCTTGCCCATGCGTCACCGTGCCCGCCTCGCTGCAGCAATCAGCCGCCCGCCCCCTGTGGTAAAAAGGTCACGCAATCCAAGCCGGGGTGGGGGCAAAACGAATCTTCGCGACGAAAACATAAACACACCCTGAAATAATCTGAGCACTGTGAGACTTCGCGCGAATTATTCCCGCATAATGTGCGTGAAGACGCGGGCAGGGCGAAGGGGAAGCTGCGTCAGTCGGGAACTTAGTGGTCCGAGCCGCCGTCTAACCGGGGTGAACGGGGAGTCCTCCGTGCGCGCTTAACTGAGGTTGATATGAGTGCCCTTCCGCAACTTGCCGCCGAGACGCTAGACGAGATAGATCTCGCTATGTCGCCGGCCCTCCGCGCTCCAACTATGGGGAACGTAGCGAAAGTGGGCTATTCGCACAAGGACATGATAGACTTTATCATAGCCAACCCCGGAACTACTCAAAACGCCCTCGCCGCCCGCTACGGGTACTCCGTCGGGTGGGTCAGCAATGTGATGGCCAGTGACGCGTGGCAATCCGCCATGGCCGCCCGCCGTTCGGAGATCTGTGATCCGGTTCTCGTGGCCACGGTTGAGGAACGCTTCCGCGGCATCACCCTCATGTCCCTTGAGCGACTCAAACAGAAGCTCGAGGCCCCCCAGGTTTCCGACAACGTAGTCCTCCGCGCGGTAGAACTGGGCGCGAAGGCAATGGGGGTCGGCGGCAATGCACCGGTCACGCAGCCGCCTGGCGACCACCTCGCTGCCCTGGCGAATCGGTTGATCGAACTTCAATCCAGGGTCCGTGCGACCCACCAACTGGAGACTATAGATGTCCAAGCAACTCAAGTCGGCGCCTAGTAACTCGGGCGGCAAGGAAGGTGGTTATCGCCACGGCGTGCCTACGAAGTTTGTGGCGCGTAACCTCGTTCCCGTGAAGACCGCAGAGGCCTTTGTGCCGACGCCGGCGGAGCCTGTGAGGATGAGGTATAAACTTGCAGGCGGTTGCTAAGATGCGATTCCCGGCTGTTGGCTGTTTGGCTGTTTGTCCCCCAACCTCTACGGCTGTTGGAGGTTCCGGCGTTGTCGGCGGCCTTTACCCCCCGATAGACAAGGCACGGCTTATCAACCTCTCCACAGTCTCCGGGATTATCAGCAGCGTACCCAAGTTATGCAACCCGATAGCCTTTGTCCAGCACTTCAAACACGTGGTCCCCCAGGTTTCCGCCGCAGTGCGAGGTTTCCTGAACGTTTCCCTTGCGCCCGCGCTTGGGATTCCTGGGGGCACCTTATGAATTACCGGAGCATTTTCGATGCGAAAATCAGCACAGCAAACTCCCGCGTTGTTTTCACCTTCACGGACCAGCTTGCGCTCGGTGAAACGATCTCCTCCGGGACCACTACAGCAGCTGTGTATTCTGGAACAGACAGCTCG